CCCTGCCCAAGCACATGGACGCGGACCGCATGGCCCGCATCGCACTGACGCTGATCCGCAAGAACCCGGACCTCGCCACCTGCTCCGGCGAGTCGTTCCTCGGCGCGCTGATGACCTGCTCGCAGCTGGGCTTCGAACCGGGCTCCCCGACGCAGGAGGCGTTCATCGTCCCCTACAAGGGGGAGGCCACATTCCAGCTCGGCTACCAGGGCATGGTCACCCTCTTCTACCAGCACCCGATGGCGTCATCGGTGAAGGTCGAGACGGTCCGCGAGAACGACTACTTCGAGCACGAAGAAGGCCTCGAGGAGAAGCTCGTCCACCGCCCCTGCAAGACAGGGCCCCGCGGAAAGGCGATCGCCTACTACTCCGTAGCCCGCCTGATCAATGGCGGCCGGACCTTCAAGGTCATGTACCCGGCGGAGATCGAGGAGCGCCGCGAGAAGTTGCCCTCGAAGAACAGCCCCGCCTGGCGAAACAGCTACGACGAGATGGCCAAGAAGACCGTTCTGCGGAACCACTTCAAGGCCCTGCCGAAGAGCGCCGAGCTGGCCCGCGCCATGGCCCACGACGGCACGGTCCGCACCGACTGGCAGCCCGACGCCATCGACGTCCCGCCCGAGTACCTCAGCGAACCCCAGCGCCCCGAACTCGGCACCGGCAGCACCCAGTAACCGCCTTCCGGGCTCCCGCCCGCCGCAAACAGGCGGGCGCCCGTCCTCTCAAGGAGATCACACGCCATGACCAAGACTCCCGAGCAGGCCCGCGTCGACGCCAACCAGATGCTCGCCGCCCTGTACGCGACCGTCACCGACTGGAACGAGGCCGTCCTCGACCAGGCCGTCCTCGCCATCGCAGGCGGCAACCGGCCCTTCAGTGCCAACGACCTGTGGGCGATCGTCCCCGACATGGGGCGTGGCGCCGCAGGCCTGTACTTCTCCGGCCTCGTCCGCCGCAGCCACCCCCGAGTGCTGCTCAAGGTGGGCGACGAACCGTCGGTGAACCCGAAGGCACACGGCAAGCCGGTGTACCTGTACCTCCTCACCGCCGAGGGCCGGAAGTTCCTCGAAGACCGCCGCAACGACCGCGCCGAGCAGCGGAAGCAGGCCGCGGCGTGATGGCCCTCCTCTACCTGGCCGCCGCATGGATCGCCGACGGCGCCGTGATGGCCGCCCGCACCGCATGGCGCGAGCGCCGCCATCTCCCCGCCGCGGCCGACAACCTGCCGCCCACCGACACCACCGACCTGTGGACCTGCCGCCGCATCGCCGCACAACCCACCACCAGCCGGAAGGAGAACCCGCAGCCGTGACCACCGCCGACCGCCAGCCGCCCCACCACGACAACACCGTGTGCGTGCAGTGGTACTCCTGCAAGCTCCCCGAATGCCGGGACCGGTTCAACGCCCGCCGCCGCGCCATCCGAGCCGGACTCGCCCAACCCGCCCGCGTCCTCGTCGACGCCGCCCCCGTCCGGCAGCACATCCTCGACCTGCAGGAAGCCGGACTCAGCCTCACCTGCATCGCCCGCCAAGCGGGACTCGCCCACACCAGCATCGGCAACTTCCTCCGCCCGCGCCCGTCCGCCAGGCGGGGACTCCAGCGGCAGACCACACCCGAAACCGCCGCAAAGATCCTCGCGGTACGGCCGGTCACAACGATCGGCACGATGCGCCGCATCCAGGCCCTCGTCGCCATCGGCTGGCCCGCCCGCAAGATCGCCGCACACGCGGGTGTCTCCAACCGGTGGGTCGTCGACCTCCGGCCCGACACGATCATCCTCGCCAGCTACGCCGAAAAGATCGTCACCGCATACGGCGAACTCCGCCAATGCAAACCGGAGAAGCACGGCGTCCAAGCCGGCCACGCCCGCCGCTCCCTAAACCGGGCCAAGGCCAACCGCTGGCCCACCCCGCACTACTGGGACCAGCACGCCGACGACATCGACGACCCCCACTTCGAACCCCTCTACGGCGTGACACGCAGGGAGATCGTCGCCCAGGACGCCCACTGGCTCATGCGCTCAGGCCTCGACAAGGTCGCCGCCGCCGAACGCCTCGGAGTCGACAAGTCGTACATCGAACACGCCTTCCGCGACCACCCCCAATACGCCCTGGAGACAGCCGCATGAGCCTCACCTTCACCGACATCTTCTGCGGGGCCGGCGGCTCATCCACCGGACTCGTCGCCGCAGGCCTCGAACTGAAACTGGCCGCGAACCACTGGGCCCGCGCCATCGAGACCCACGCCGCCAACCACACCGACGCCGACCACCTGTGCGCCGACGTCAACAACTACGACATGCGGCGCCTGCCCTCCACCGACATCCTGTGGGCCTCCCCGATCTGCACCGAGCTCAGCCCGGCCGGAGGGCGCCGCCGCAAGGCCCGCAAGAGCGACGCGGGCCACGGGCAGCTCGGCATCGAAGACTTCGGGCACGTCCCGCAGGCCGCGTTCGACCGCACCCGGGCCACGTTCTGGGACGTCATCCGCGCCACCGAGGTCCACCGCTACCAGGCCGTCCTGGTGGAGAACGTCATGGAGGCCGCCGACTGGGAGCTGTTCGACGTCTGGCTCTCCGGGATGCGGACCCTCGGCTACAACGTTCAATTCGTGTCCCTGTCCTCGGCGCACGCGGGCGAGGACGGCAACGCTCCGGCGCCGCAGTGGCGGGACCGCATCTACATCGTCTGCACCCGCGAGGGCATCCCGCTGCCGGACGTGCAGCCCCGCCCGAAGGCGTGGTGCCCGGTGTGCGAGGAGACGGTCACCGCGTTCCAGTCGTGGAAGAAGGAGGGCCGCCGCCTCGGCAAGTACGGGCAGCAGTACGTCTACCGGTGCCCCAACGGGCCGAAGTGCAGGCACACGGTCGTCGAGCCCTACGTGCGCCCCGCCGCCAGCATCATCGACTGGACGAACCTCGGCGTCCGCATCGGCGACCGCCCCGAGCACGGCCTGCGGCCCCTCGCGAAGACCACGGTGGAACGCATCAACGCCGGCCTGAAGCTGCTCGGCGACCGGCGGATGATCCTCACCGTCACCCACGGCGGCCACGACGGGCGCGCGATCCCCGCCGACCAGGCGCCGCTCGCCGCCCGCACCGTGAAGATCGGCGACGCCCTGCTCGTTCCGGGCGGCGGCACGTGGAACACCACGGCGACCAGCACGGCCGAGCCGATGCGCACCCGCCTGGCGAACCCGAAGGGCTTTGAGGCGCTGGTGACGCCGCCGCAGGCCGACGACTCGTTCATCGTCACCCTGCGGAACCACTCGACAGCCCGCCCGGTGTCCGAGCCGGTCGACACGGTGACGGGGCAGGGGCGGCATCACTGGCTCGTCATCCCGTACCGCAACGCCACGGCCAAGTCGGTCGGGGAGCCGCTGCACACGCTCGGCACGGTCGACTCGGCCGCGCTGCTCGGGCCTGCGCCCTCGCTGGAGGACTGCCACTACCGGATGGTCCAGCCGCGCGAGCAGCTGTACGCGCAGCGGTTCCCGGAGCACTACATCGTCCACGGCAACAAGGGCGAACAGACCATGCAGGCCGGAAACGCCGTGTCCGTCAACGTCGCCCAGTGGCTCGGCGGCCGCGTCCGCGACGCCCTCAGCCGCACCTCGGCCGCCGCCGCGTGACCGGCTTCTGTCGGCCGCGCGCCGGACCCTAACCCGCCGCCCTCGGCCAGGCCTCATCCACCCGCAACAGCCAGAGAGAGAACCCTCGTGCTGACAAGCCCACCGCTCAGGGAGTTCAACCCGGGAGCCCGGACGCGCGACCTCGTCCGCCCGGAAGAAGACCCCGGCCTGGTGCCGCGCACGGCCCTGTACCGCTTCTACGACCGCGGCAAGGCCCTGCTGTACGTCGGCGTCACCGGCCAGCCCATCGAGCGGTGGGCCAAGCACCGACGACAGGCCAGATGGTGGCCGGCCGCCGCCTACGTCTCCGTCGAGATCCACCCCAACACGTGGCAGGCCCACGACGCAGAACGCCTCGCCATCCGCACCGAACACCCCAGCTTCAACAAGCGCAGCGCGAGAGGAGGCCACTGATGCCGCGCATCCGGTCCATCAAGCCTGACTTCTTCACCTCCCTGACGATCGCCGACCTCACCTTCGAGCAGCGGCTGACCTTCATCGGCCTCTGGACCCACGTCGACGACGAGGGGCGCTGCGTCGACGACGCCCGCCTCATCAAGGCGGCCATCTGGCCGCTCGACGACCGCACCGCGGCCCACGTCGAAGAGGATCTCGGAGCCCTCAGTGAGTCCTCACTGATCCTTCGCTACACCCTCAATCGGAAGCGGTACCTCTCCGTTCGGAGCTGGTCTGAGCACCAGAAAATCAACCGGCCGACAGAGAGCAAGCTCCCGCCCCCTCCAGCGAGCCCAATCCTGGACCCGACCTGCGCAGATGAGGACTCATCCACTCCTCACGGAGCACGCACTGAGGACTCACTGGCGGAAAGGAAAGGAAAGGAACAGGGAAAGGAACAGGGAAAGGAACAGGGAACGTCACCCTCGACGCCTCCGGCGGCGAGCCCGCGCGACGATCCTGGCCCCGACTTCGACGAGTTCTGGACCCTCTACCCCCGCAAGGCCGGCAAGAGCGAAGCCGCCAAAGCCTGGGGCAAGGCGATCAAGGACGGGGCCGACCCCGCATCCCTTCTTGCTGCTCTCAAAACGCACGCCGACTACCACCAGGCGGCCAAGACCGAGCAGCAGTTCATCCCCCACGCCTCCACCTGGCTGAACCAGAAGCGCTACGAGGACGAGCCGCCGGCCCTGCCGCGCCGCCAGAACACCGGCCCGTCCACCGCACCCCGAGAGATCCCCGAGGAGGAGATCACCGATGCCCTCAAGTTCTGATGAGCCCACCGCCCGGCAGTCCTGGATTGCCGAGCGACGCGACGCGGCCGTCGCCAACTTCACCGCCAAGATCCCCGGCATCTACCAGGCCGTCATCGAACTGGAGGCGCCCGTCGCCGCCTGGGCCACCGGCCGATCCGACTGCCCCAGCCTCTTCCTCACCGGCCCCATCGGCGCAGGGAAAACCCACAGCGCCTGGCAGGCCACCCGCCAGTGGGTCCACCACCAGTTCGGCGACCACTACCGCGGATCCCCGGTCGTCGACAGCTACCGGTCCACCGCCCTGTTCGACGCCCTGCGACCTGACGCCCACGACAACTCCGGCCGCGCTCTGGTGAAGCATCTCCAGCGCGTGGACCTGCTGTTCATCGACGACCTGGCCGCAGCCCGCCCCTCGCCGTGGACGCAGGAGCGTCTCTTCGAAATCTTCGACGAGCGGTACATCAACCGCCGACCCGTGCTCATCACCTGCGACGTGCTGCCGTCCACGCTCGCCGAGGTCACCGGCGACCGGGTGCGCTCCCGCCTCGCCGAAATGTGCCGCGGCGGAGTGGTCCTCCTGCAAGGCGCCGACCGCCGCCGAAGCGCCGCCGCCTAACAACAGCCCCACCCCCCCAGCCCGAAGCAACCCCTGAGGAGACCGACGCGTGACCACCGACATGTGGGAGACCCCGCTCGACGACCAGTCCGAGCCGGCCGCCCGCCCCGCCGACCTCGACGCCGAACAGGTCGTCGTCGCCTCCGCGATGAGCCGCCCCGAACTCATCGACGAGATGGCCGCAGAGTTCGACCCCGCCGACGTCACCACCGACTGGCTCCGCTGGACCTGGCACGCCACCGACGAGATCCGTCAGACCCTCACCAAGGGCGAGATCCGCTGGCAGGCCGTCCACCGTCAGCTCGCCGCCTGGAACGCCTCCGGCTACCTGCCGATCCCGCTGCCCAGTGAGAGCCAGCTCGCCGACCTGTACCTGGTGGCCAACGCGGGTGCCGCACCCTGGTACGGAGCGAAGATCACACGGGCTGCCGTTGCTGCCCGCCTCATCGCACACGGGCACAACGCGATCCTCCGCGGCCGGTCCGCCGCCTTCGACCCCGACGACGACATCGCCGCCATCCAGGCCGACCTCGACGGCGTCGTCCGCACCAGCGAGCAGTCTGAACTGTCCACGATCGGCGAGCTCCTCGGCGACTCCCTCGTCCGGGCCATCACCGAGCCGACGGTCGAAGACCGCATCCCCACCGGCTTCGTCGACCTTGACGCCCTCCTCGCCGGCGGCTGGAGCCCCGGCCAACTCGTCGTCGTCGGAGCTCGGCCGGCCATGGGCAAAACCACGCTGGCTCAGGACTTCGCCCGCGCGGCAGCCATCAAGAACAAGATCCCGACGCTGATCGAGTCCCTTGAGATGGGCAAGCCGGAACTCTCCGACCGGATCCTGTGCGCCGAAGCCCGCATCGCCCACCACCACCTCAAGATGGGCGTCGCCACCGACGAGGACATGGCGCGCGCCGCTCGCCGTGCCCCCGCCATCAGCGACGCTCCGATGCACGTCAACGACTCACCGATCCTGTCGATGCCGATGCTGCGAGGCCAGGTACGGCATCTGGTGCGGACGATCGGGCTGCGGCTGGTGGTCATCGACTACCTGCAGCTCATGCAGGTTGGCAAGGCCGAGAACCGGCAGCAGGCCATCGCCGACTTGTCGCGGTCTCTGAAGCTGCTGGCCAAGGAGTTCGGCATCACGGTGATCATCCTGTGCCAGCTCAATCGCGGGCCTGAGCAGCGCACCGAGAAGAAGCCCATGGTCTCCGACCTGCGTGAGTCGGGGGCGATCGAGCAGGACGCCGACATCGTGATCCTCCTGCACCGCGAGGACGCCTACGAGAAGGAGAGCCCTCGGGCTGGTGAGGCTGACCTGATCGTCGGCAAGCACCGCGGGGGCCCGACGGCAACGATCACCTGCGCGTTCCAGGGGCACTATGCCCGGTTTGTGGATATGGCGCAGACGTGAGCCTCAGCCCGGAGGACATCGCCGCCCTCCGGAAAGACGGCGACCTCGAAAGCTACCTGCGCTCCCTCACCGGAGCGCCTCCGCCGAAGCCGGCACCCACCGAACCGGTAGCCCCCGAAGAACCCGACTACGTCATCCCGCACCGCGGCGCCTGGCCCATAGGCACCGCCGCCAGCGGACCAACCCCCACTCACGGCCGGTGTGCCTGCCCGAAGTGCCAGCAACCCGCCGCCTAGCCGATCACCAACGCGCGCGACCCCATCGCCACCCCCCGCCAACCACACGACCTGACCCGCGAGTAAGGAAGCCATGACCAGCCCTCTCACCACCCAGCAGCTCGACGAGATCGAGACCCGCGCCACCGCCGCCACCAGCGGCCCGTGGACCGTCTCGGAGGACTACGCCGACGTCCTCGACTCCGAAGGCCACCACCTCGCCAGCTTCTGGGGCCAGCCCGTCGGCGAGTTCATTGCCTACGCCCGCGAGGACGTGCCCGCCCTGCTCGCCGAAGTCCGCCGCCTGAACGCCGCCCTCGCCGAACAGCAGACCGAGACCGAGAAGCTGATCCGCTGGCACCGCGAGGACGAGACCGCGATGAAACGGATGCGCGGCTCGATCGAGCGACTGCGCGAGGAGAAGCGCGCTCTCGGCGAGTTGACCGCATGACCCGTCCGCCCCGCCTTCACCTGATCATCAGCCAGCCCGAGCCCGGTGAATGGTTCGACCGACAGGACGTCACCGAAGCCCTCGAAGCCGCGGGCTGGACCGGCGAGCCCGGCCTACTGCGGAAGAACGCCGCCGTCTGGGCGCTGTCGAACGAGGCGAACGACAGCTTCCTCAGCGTGGGCGGCTGGACCGTCGAGTTCCCCGGCGACACCCCGACGGTCGTGGTCGTCGCCGCGTGCCTGGCCGCAGCCGCCGCGCCCGTCTCGTGAACGCAGGCGACCCGCGCCGGGCGGAATCCGGCGGGGGTCAGCCGACAGCCAACCAGCCCTCCCACCCGAAAGGCCAGCCCATGACCACCGACGACGGCCACGTGCAGCACACCTGGAACCTCACCCACGACACCGGCGACCGCATCAGCATCGACCTGTGGACCGACGGCTACACCGTCCGCGTCGACGGCGGCCCCGACGACGGCCACCACGACGACCGCGGCAGGCAAGTCATCGAGGAGCAGCTGCTGCCGAAGTACACGGCGGCCGGCTACCGCATCGACCACGCCTACCCGGTCAACGACCCGGAGCAGCTCGACGACGACGGGCCGGACGACGAGCCCGACGGGAAGCCCGACGCCTGCCCGGAGTGCGGCGACCCCGTCGAGTACGAGGCGAACCACTGCAGTGACTTCCGTGAAGGCCCGGCCTGGTTGTGCACGGGCTGCCGTTGGGGCCAGTACCTCGTCGCCTGACCGCCCGCCCCGCCGTGCCGTCCTTGGGGCGGCCGGCACCCACCGAGGAGCACCCATGACCGACACCACCGAGCCGCTGCCCGTTGAGGAGCGCGTCGCCCGTCACCTCGCCGCGCGGGATTGGCTCACCACCGAGGACCGCTGGGACAACGCCACCTCCTCGTTCCGCGCCAACTACCTGTCCGACGCCCGCGAGGTGATCGCGCTCGTGCGGGGCGCCGTTTCGGCTGTTGTGCCTGCCGCAGACCGGGCCGCGCCCTGCCGCACCACCCAGCACTGCGCGTACCACGGGTGGTGTCACCGCTGCGCCCCCGAGTTCGCCGCCGTCATGTCCCGCGTCAACGTGGCGATCCAGCGCACGGACTCCGACGAGCGTCACTGGGGGCCGCTGTACGAGGCCGTGGCGGCCGAACTCGCCGGGGTGTTGCCCGCGCCCGCAGACCGGGCCGCCGTGCTACTGGAGGCCGCCGACCGTTACCAGGGCTTCCTCGACAACGCCGACACGAGCGCCGACCCGCGCTACTGGACCAGGATCCGCGACATGGTCCTTGGGCTGCGCCACATCGCCGTCGAGTCTGCCGTCGTGGATCGGGTGGCCGCCGAGACACCACCAGCCGAGACGCACCAGACGGTCCGATGCAGCTTGGCCGTCATGCGCCAGCCGCACGGCCCGCACCGCTGGGAGCCGCAGCCCGGCATGACCCCCGTCCGCTGCCCTGGCGCCTGCCGCTGCACCCACCCTGCTGACGAGCACAGCGTGTACGGCTGCGTGGACGGATGCCCGTGCGAGTACCTGCCCGCTCGCCGCCCGGCTGTTGAGGCGCAGCCCGGCAAGGACACCGAGACGCGATGCGTGTGCGGCCACACCAAGGGCCAGCACGTGACCGTGAGCGGGCGCCTGCTCTGCGACGAGTGCGCCCCCGACAGCACCGACAACCTCGTCTGCAAGGAGTTCGAGGCCCTGTGAACCGCGACCTGAATGCATGCGGCTTCTCCAGCGAGACGATCGCCGCCGAGTACGAGACCGACGCCGCCCTTGCCGACGCCGGACAGGACATGACCGACCCGTACTTCCTCGCCGCACTCCGCGCCGAGGATGAACAGCGCGACCTCGACCGGGAGGCCTGAGCCGTGGCCGCGTACACGACGGAGGACTTCACCCGCCGCATCCGCCGCTGGATCGTCCCCGCCCCCAACCCCGGCGGCGCGTGCATCGGCGACATCAACACGGCCGCAGCGATGGCCTGCCGGGCGTACCGGGAAGCCCACGGCATCGCGGAGGGCGGGCGGATGCCGGACGACGCGCTGCGGTTCCACTGCCGGGACGACCAGATCGTCATCGAGTTCTGGGTGGAGACGACCGAGTGACGGCTTCCACGCGACCGGCACCTAGCCCCTTCCGAGAACTTGCCGTTTCCCGCACTCATAGCGAGCCGTAGACGGCCTAACCCCCCACCGGCGCTCCGGAGCGACATCCGACCCCCGGAGCGCCAGCCCTAGCCCCGAATCCAGACCCGAGGAGAAACCCATGATCACCCACGGTGAATGCGGCAAGACCTGGACCGGCCTCCGCCGCGCCCACTGCCCCGCCTGCCACCTCACGTTCAACTCCGACTCAGCCGCCGAGAAGCACCGCATCGGCAAGCCCGGCATAGACCGGCGCTGCGTCGACCCCGCCACCGTCGGACTCATCGCCGTCGAGCAGCCGTGGGGCCCCTGCTGGCAGGCGCCCGGCCAAGACCTCCGGTTCGGCACCAGCGAGACGACACAGGCCGCCTGACGGCCCCGCAGCACCCCGACCCACCCGAACCCCACACCGAGCCCGCCAGACCGCACACGGCCCACACAGGGCCACGAAGGAGCACCGCATGACCGACGTCAACTCCGGCCCCGGCTGGTACGAAGTGATCTCCCCCAGGAACGCCACCACCTGCATCGTCCTCGTGCACGAAGACGGATCCCTCTACCTCCCCGAAGGCGAAGAAACCCTGACCCCAGACGAGTTCGCTTTCGCCGCCGCCCGAGGAAACGCGCACCGGCTGATCCGGGCCGACGAAGCACAGCCGAAGGAGGCCTGATCGTGACCCGCCGCGACACCGCCGTCGAGGAGCGCCTCGCCCGCCACCTCGCCGCAACCGACTACCTCGTCGATGGCGAAGCCGCCGACGACGAATGGTGGAACAGCCGCCTCCCGAAGTTCCGCGCTGACTACCTGGCCTACGCCCGCGAGGTGATCGCCATCGTCAACGGCACGCCCGCCCCGCCCGTGCAGTGCCCGGCACCCGAGGAACAGCCGTGACCCAACCCGCCGACGACCCCCACACCGACGACTGGCTCGACGCCCACGACCAGGACCCCGACCTCCACCTCCACGACCTCAAATACCAAGGCGTGCCGACACCCCGGCTGTACACGATGACCACCATCGAACCCGCAGGGAGCTACCTGTGACCCGGCCGCCCACCGTCGACCAGCTCCGCAATCTCGCCGACAGGGCCGACCGAGGCGCCCTCCAACCCGCCGAAGTCGCCCTACTCCGGGCCGCCATCGACGAACTCGCTGCCCTCCGCGCCCTCGCCGAGCCCGCACCCGCCACACCGGCCACGACCGGAGCGGCCGAAGCCGAAGATCTCGCCGGCGCCTACACACCTGACCCGCCCATCGGCTGCCTCACACCCGCCGTAGCACCCGACGACACAAACGCGGCCAAAGGTGCCCTCAAGCAGCGCGCGCACCAGTATCTGTCCACCGGCTGCTGGCACGGTGATCACGCCTACTGCCAGTCGATGACCGGCCTCAACGGCAGCAAACGGCCGGGGGAGTGCAAGTTCTGCCATGCCCCGTGTGAGTGCCCGTGTCATCAGACCGGGGGGTCGGCCGCCCACAACGACGGGCCCACCGTCGCCGAATGCCGGGCCGCAGACCGCCGCTGGCCACTCCAGAAGGCAGGCGAGTGATGACCGATCACATCCACCAAGTCGACCTGTGCCCCGACTGCGACGGCCTCCGCGTCACCGAACTGACCAGCCTCGGCACCAAAGCCGACGCCCTCGCCTGTAAGGCCATCATGAAAACCAGCAGCCTGCCGAAGGAGCGTCGACCGTGAGCACCGCCGACCACGTCCTCGACCAGATCGACAGCGCCCTGAACGACTACACCGTCAGCGACGACGCCATGCGCAGCGCCCCGCTCCCCGCCGACAGCCAGCCCGCCACGCGACTGGAGATCATGAGCGAGGACGGTGAATGGCAGGAAGTCCCCGGAGTCGCCTCCATCGAGATCACGGCGGATCCTGCTGCCACAGCGGCCCGCCTCCGCGAAGCACAGGAGTCCATCGTCAGGTTCTTCCATGCCTACGCCGAGGCCGTGCGCCCACGGATCGAGGAACTCGGGCGTGCCCTTGCTGCGGCCAGCCAGGCAGTTCGGGACGCTGGTCTCGTCGACGCCGACGGCAAGCCCGCCCGCCGCCCGGACCGCCCCGCCTGGCAATCCCCTTACGGGCCGCCACGCCGCCGCTGATCACACGGCAGAGGCACCCAAACCCAAGCCCGCCCCATCATCGTCGGCGAGAAGCCGGCCCGGCGCGCGCCCGCCCGCTGCCCCGCCTGCTCCGCGAAGTACGGGCACAGCGAAGCCCTCCAGCTGCCGCTGGCCGAACGACGGGCCGCGTAGGTAGAGAGCCGGAAAACGACACCGTTTTCCGGCTACCCTCGTGACAAGTGAGTAGTACAAAAGGTTATGGAGGATCCCGATGAGCGAGCAACCGTGGACCATCGAGTCCATCCGTGACGCCCTCGGCAACCCTGACCTGGCCCAACGCTTCCTCGGCGAGATCAACCGGGCGCCAGCACACGAACTGCTGCAGGTGTTCGTGAAGTGGCAGGGCATTGCCCAGCGCACCCTCGACGCCGTCCAGCGCGGACGCGAGATCGCAGCCGCCGAAGCCCGCGGAGAAGAACCCCCAGGGGAGTGGATCGACGGCACCGAACGTCTCCAGGCGATCGCTGCACGAATCGGGTCACGCGGAGCAGCCTGACCTGACAGGCTGTAGCGCGTGTACGAGCTGCGCTACGACGTGATCATCGAAGCCGTCTGGGACTCCCTCCCCGAGCCGGCCCGCGACGAATTCGACCAGGCCATCCTCGCCACCTGCGAAAACCCGCTCGGAACCACCGAACCCTACGGCATCGACGACGGCGTCACCCGCACCCTCGCACTCACCCACAGCGTCTCCGTGCTCCTCCTCGTCCACGCACCCCGCAAGACACTACGGATCCTGCAGATCACCCACCTCGGCTGACCCGAAGATGCCCCCTCGGCCGGACGGCGGCCGAGGGGGCGCACGCATGCGATCACCCAGTCGAGGGACTGTTGAAGCATCCCGAGCGTGAGAGGTTAGGGCAGGTCACCGAATCCGAGCCCCAAATGGATTCAGCTGTTGCGAAGTTCCGACATCCCCCCACTGAAGCTCCACGCGGTCACCCAACCAAGGGACGTTGTGGAAAATCGCCCACGATTTGACGGTCTCGTTCGGGCCTAGATCCTTGTTCCAGTCGGGATTCTCGCTGCACAAATCCCGTTCGGCGCTCACGTACCCGATGGACTTCCCTTCGCGATAGATGGTCTCCCGCACCTGGTCCGTGTCCCAGCCGCCGCATGTGAGGTTGACGGACTCATCCGATCGGTTGAAGTAAGTCACGTTGACCTGCCACCTCGTAGGGATGCCGCCCTCCCACTTGAAGACCCGGCTCGTATCCCACGCCACTAGCACATCCCCGTCGTCGTAGAGGGTTGTGGGGCCGCCCTGTGTTTTGTAGCGGCCAGCCTCAGGGAACGGGCCATCCACCCCTACAGAACTCGGCGCGAGCGTCAACGTCAAGGCGCTGGCGAGGAAAGCCGGAACGGTGAACTTAACTGCGTGTCGAAAACGCATTTGAGGACACCCTCTTCCTGGATCTCAATGGTGGTTAGTTCGCACCAATCAATGGCTTAGTAGGACCAGGAGGGGCCTCATATCCCAGTCTGCGACCGCGGAGAGGCAGACGCATCTGGGCAACAAGAAGCCCCGCCCAGAGAGTGGGAGCCGAGACGTGTGCCGTCACCCTGCACTGTCGCTGCCTCCCAAGCGAGGCGTACCGTGGGCGATCCGCCTGGGGGCACAGTCCCGCAAGGGATACGCGGCCCGCTGCTCCGTCGAGCAGCGGGCCGTCCGCGCGTCAGAGGCAGGAGGCGTCACCCGACGTCCGGCAGCTCGACCTCCGTCAACACCGGCGCCGACTCCTCAGCAGCCAGCCGCTCCGACCGCCGGTCGTTCTCCAGCCGCAACACGGTCAGCCACGGCCACAGATCCGGCAGCTGCTGCCTCGAACAGGCAAGCCGATGCTCGATACGGCACCGCTGCGACGGATCCGGTGGACACACCGCGTACACCGTCACCCGGCCATCCGACAGCTCGATCCACCGATGCTCCGCCGGCACCAGATGCGCCAGCACATCCACGTCCGGCTCCAGCATCACCCAGTCGTGGTCCGCGGTCGGCACCCGATCCTGCGGCAGTCCACAGTGCGCGCACGTGAACTGCTGCTCGCCGCCAAGACGCCGCACCCCATTCGCCCCCATACGCTGAGCGTGCAGGCCAGACCGGTGGCGGCACACGGCGGCAATCAGACGAGAATCCTGTGCCACCGCAGGCGCACAGCGGCAGGCGAGGCGGCGCGCGTAGCCGGCTGGCACAGGCGACACAGAGGCGGCGGCCGGGCAGACGGTCTAGACACAGCAGCGCCCCCACAGCTGCTTGACTGCGAGGGCGCTGCACTGCGTCCTGCTACTCGTTCGGCGCGCCCGGCTCCGGCAGGTCCGCCCATACCTGAGCCGCCTGTAGATCAGCGTCCTCCTGCGACGTGCCCGCCTTCACCAAAATGATCCCGCGAGACCCGTCAGGGAACGTCACCTGCCGCGCCGCCGTACCCAACGGGCCCCCAGGCGCAGACTCCTCCGACATCACGGCTCCTCTCGTCGGGCGAAACGACCAGGCTACGGGCAACGCCCCCGCCAACCTGGCAGGGGCGCATCCCGACTGAAGCTCAATTCCACCTCTGAACACGGCCGCTCACCGCATTGCGCAACCAGCCAGCGGACATCATCCCGAGCATGAACCCCGCACGCCGGCATCCGGGAGCGACATGCACTACCTGCCACACATCGCCCTCGCATTAGCAGTCCTCGTCCTCGCCGGAACCCTCATCTGGGCCTATCACGACCGGGCCAAACCCGACCCGGACAACAAGGCCGCAGTGCAAAACCATGCTCGCCGCCACCGGACCCGACTCATTGCGAGCGGCACAGCCGGCACCGTCACGCTCATCATCCTGCTGGTCTGGGCGCCCTGGTGGGTCGAAGGCCACCGCCTCAAAGACGACAAGCTCGTCACCGCCGCCGGAGTCATCATCACCGGCTTCCGCACAATGCTCATCGCGCTCATCGTCGGCGCCCTCACAATCGTCGGCCTCTACTACACGCGCGAGAAGCACCGACTAGAACGCGAGCAGTTCCAGCACGCGCAAGACCAGTTCGCCGAAAACCAGAAGCAATTCGAGACCACGCTGCGCGAAACCCAAGCCCGCGACGAGAAGCAAGCCGATCTCACTCGGGAAGGGCAGGTCACCGGCCGGTACATCGAAGCGATCAAGCTGCTTGCATCGAAGGAACGGTACGAGATCCTGGGCGGCATCTACGCCCTAGAACGCATCATGAAAGACTCCGAGAAAGACCGCCCCACAGTCATCGCAGTCCTTGCCGCCTACGTTCGAACGCGCCTCGACGGAACAGCCCCCGAGATCGAGGCCTACGTCGCAGACGAGTTCGACGAGCACGAGATAGCAAGGACCCCACTCGCCGAAGACATCCGGGCAGCCCTGACCGTCCTCCAGAGCGACTGGCAGCAAGGACGCCCCAGAACCGACCTGCGAGGCATCAAGCTCACCGGATGGGATGCACCTGAAGTCCGTCTCGAGGGAACCTGCCTGATACAGGCCCAACTACCCGGCGTATGCCTTCCCATGGCAAACCTCAGCTGGGCCGAACTCGTCGGAGCCAACCTGCGCAAGGCAGAACTGGAAAAGGCTACTCTCAGCAACGCCTACCTGGTCGAGGCCGACCTTCAAGGGGCGCAGCTTAGTGACGCAAACCTGCGTTGCGCCAAAATGCAGATGTCGAGCCTCAAGAACGCCTATCTCTCGAAAGCTGACTTGGCTGGAGCCGTACTGCACGGAGCCGACCTAGAAGGCGCAGACCTCACATCGGTAGAACTCGCCCATGCGAACCTTACTTACGCCAGGAACCTCAAGGTGTCGCAGATTTGCATGGCCGACATCTACGAAACCACCAAGCTCCCCGACTGGCTCGCCGAACACCCCGACGTGCGTGCACGCATCGCCAAGTGCGAAGACGCCCGAGAAGCGCGGCAGCCGCCTCCCCCGGCCGACCCCACCCAGTTCTGGGCACGCGAAGACTAACCCTGACACACAGACCCGCCAGCAGGCGACGCGAGCCGCCGCATGACAAGCGCCCCCACACCACGGTGCGGGGGCGCCTTCGTGCTGCAAGAGGTCAGGCGGCTTCCTCCACCGCCGGCGGCCTCTTCCCCGCCAGCACCTGCCGAACCCACCCGGCCGACAGCCCCAGTCGCGCCGCCAGTAACTCCACCGGCACCCCACGCCGATACGCCGCCCGCAACATCACATTCCGCCGCTGCTGCCACCGCACCCGCGCCACCCCACCCGCCACCGTCCGATGCAACACCACCGCCAAACCGAGCAGCAGCCGGCCGACGGCATCATCCAACCTGCGATCCACGTGGTCCCCCTGTCGATGAAGCGACACCCCACTGACAGACCACGGTCAGGGCAGTGCAACCCGGCCACAAGGGCGCAGACGGGGGCGCACACGAAAGCCCCCACCCGCTCGGGTGGGGGCTTTCACTTTCGTCAGACGGCTGGCTGGCCACTACCAGGGCACGTCTCTCGACTGCCCTGCGGCTGATGCGGTGCAGTCGGCTGCCCAGGCTCCGCACTCCCATAAGCGCCGCATACAGGACATGCAGCAGAACACCGGCCGGGATCAAAGACGCGCATAGCAGCTCCCTTGGCTGTTGGGATGGTGCCGACGTGTGCTGCACCACCGTGCACCAGCCAGCAAGCCCCCAGGGAACGCTCAGACCAGGCGCACGAAAGCACGCTCACTGTTATGGAAGAACACGGTCAGCCCCGGGTCCTTCTTGTCCTCGCGGGACGACCACACCTGGATTCGCTCCGTGTCCGCCGGCTCCGCAGCGCCGATCACACCCGCCAGCCAGGCGTCCGGCGGACCATCCACCGGCGCCGCAGTGAACGCAGGCGGGCCAGCCTGCACCGGTGCAGTCGGGGCGTCGTGCTTGGCGCCATCCGCAAGCTGCCCAATCACCTGCCAGCGCTGATCCTTGCCCGCCACCGTCGCAGCCAGCGCATACGGATGCTTGCCCGACTCGATGACCTGCACCTTCTGCACGTCAGGGCTGTTCTTCAGCAGGTCAAGCAGGTAGTCACGGAACTCAGCGGGGCGCATCAGGCAAGGTCCTTTCGTGGTGGGCCAAGCCACCCTACGGCGGCTGGCATAGGTGGGGAACGCAAGGGCCGGTGAGACCGGCGAGGCGACGGAGAATGCGGTAGAGAGGCGTGCTGCTAGCGGGGCAAGCAGCCCCTTGGCCAACCGGCAGCCGCACGCTTGCACGAAGAGGATCACGCAGTCACTGACCGTAGCGCCCCCACGCCAGACGGCGTGGGGGCGGCTTTGTGTTGCGCAGGGTCAGGCGGCGGGCACGTTCGCCAGGCGGCACGTGCGCAGGGCCTGGCGGATCTCGGTGCCCATGCGAATCAGCTCGGCGGCCAACTCTTCGCCCTGTTCCTCGGTGAGGTGGGCGTCTTCCGGGCTGGCGGCACTGACGACCAGGTGCGCAGCCCGCATGCGCGGGTCGTCGCTGGCGGGGTCGGACATGATGTTGACGTACCACTCGTGCACGGCCGTCGAGTCGTCCAGCAGGGTCGGTACCTGCACGAACGGGCCCGGCCCGTAGTGGGTGACGTCTTCCAGCGCCACCTCACGGTTCTCGACGTGATCCACCGTGCACCAGGCGAAGCACTGGATCCACACCGTCTGGACACGGCCGGGGCGGCCGATGGAGGCCGGAACGAGACGAGGCGCGACGGAGACGGCGGACTCGGGGCTTGCTACGCTCATGGAGATTCCTTCTCTCTTCACGGTGAGCGGGTGTCTTGGTCAGCGAGGTGATGACTCGCTGGTCGAACTACGGCCGGGCGGGTGATGACCGCCCGGCCGTTCGCGTTCCGGGCAGGTGATGACCGCCCTGAACGCCCGGTGAACGGCGCCTGTATGAATGCTCCCAGCGCTGTCAAATAAATCCGGGGAACCGCCGTCACGTGACCGAACCTAGCCGGTCCCTCACGCGGTCGACGGTTCGGGCATGCCGCTCCTAACTGAGTGTGTGGCGGCGGACACTCTCACTTGCACGCAACTGTATTAGCAAATCCACACAGTGGCTAGTCCGTGCGCTTGCCCGCAGCAGCACGAGCCCCCGACTCGAACGAGTCGGGGGCGGGATCACGGACGCCTAGAAGTCGTACTGCAGCTCGTAGAGATGGCCAGCCTTCGCCATGATCTCTGCCTGGATCGGACGGTCGTCGGTGCTGAACGTGGTGCGGAACGTGCGCAGGATCGGGAGCTTGGTCGGCATCTGTAGGGCTGCGTACTGCTCCGGTGTCGGCAGCTGCGCCGACACTCTGTCCTCACAGCGGATGCTCGGGTAACCGAGGTCTTCAAGGACTCGACCCGATCCGCCTCGGAGAAGGTGGTTGTTCATCAGCTTGGTGCCTGCCGCGATGTCGAGCGGGAGGTACACCTCGACAAGTTCGCACGGCTCGCCGTCGAGTGAGAGCACCTGCCGCCGCAGCAGCGCGGGCTTGTTCTTGCCGAGCTGGAAGGCTTCCCGCACGGCGGCTGGCGGGATGACCTCGCCTACATGCAGCAACTTCGCCTTCGCGGTCATGCCGCGCTTCTCGTTCTCCGCCAGCCACTGGTATTTCTCGCCCTGTGGCGCCGGGTTCTTGTAAGCGGCCGGGCGCATGGTCAACTGCCGGTGATGGCGCACGATCACGCCGCGCCCTTGCTCGGAGATCACCAGGCGCTCGCTCGCGAGTGTCGCGATTGCAGCCCGGACGGTGTTTGGCGCGACACCGAATTGCGACACGAGCTGTCGCAGAGACGGCAACTTCTCGCCCGGTTCGAAATCGCCGTTGATGATCCGGTCGCGGATGTAGGCGGCGATCTGCTCCTGTGAGGACCAGACACTGCCGTCGGGGCGTTCGTCTGCCATGGTCAGCCCGCCTTCATCGAGTAGTTGAGCTGCCCGATGCGGCCGGGAGCCACACTGACGAACACCTCGTAGGGTCGGTCGGAGTCGTTCTTGATCGTCCGGCGCAGCGTCAGGACCCATTCGCTGTCATCCGACATCGCGAGAGTCTCAAGCTCGGCAGGCGTCGCTGGGCGGGTCCGGACGTTCTCCGTGACGCCGTGAGGCGTATAGCCCAGACCGGCGAGCAGAGTTGGAGCCCCACCCTTCACCTTGCCTGGTACTGCGAGGGGCGTGTCGGCAGCAACGCTGAGCGGCCAATACGAGCTGGCGATCTCGACGGGAATCTCATCGAGAAGGATCAGCCGCCGTCGGAGAATCACGGGGTGCCCCTCCTTGATGTCGAGTGCAGATGCGACCTCTGTAGGTGCGGCCGCCTCGCCGGCGAACAGGATGTGCTGCGTGCCGGTGCGCCCTTGCGCTGCAGCCTCCTTGCCCCAGGCGTCGCCCTGGTTGGGGCGAATGTAGGGCGCTGAGGCGCCAGTCCATTGGGCGTCTGACACTCGCTCCTCCTTTGGTGGGCGACTTCTCCAGCTGTATTGAACACCTTCCCAACGATAGGGCCAGTTCAGGCGCTCGTGCGGAGCGGATGAGAGCGATTGACGCCCCCACGACTGTTGCAACAGAACCGCACACCTAATACAGTCGAGACATCGACACCCCAACTCCTGGATTGGAGAGCCAGATGCTGCCTGCGGCCCAAAAGCTGCTCACCGTGGCGGAGACCGCAATGTTGCTGCGGGTCTCCAAGCCGACCGTCTACCGCTGGGCTGCCAGCGGATACCTGCCGTCGATCCAGTACGGGCAGCCCCGAGTAGAGGGCGAGACCCGGCGCGGGGGAGCGATCCGAATCCCCAGCAGTGCTGTCGATGCGCTGCTCGCTCTCGAAGACGAGGCCGCGTGATGAGCACTCCCCCTTCTGCGCCATTCGAAGGCATGAAGCCGGTGACGCTTCCCGACGGAACACGGCACCGACTCACCGAGAAGCAGCTGCACCGGCTCTGGGCTCCCGTCGAGCCCAACGAGGACGGCTGTTGGATCTGGACCGGACAGCGGACGAAGCTCGACTATGGGCGCTTCAGCCTGCGACGGAAGATCCTTCCCGTCTACCGCGTCACCTACATGGTGCTGGTTGGCGAGATTCCCGCAGGACTGCACCTCGATCACCTCTGCCGGGTCCACGCATGCTGCAACCCCGCGCACCTTGAGCCGGTGACCTGCCGGGAGAACGTCCTCCGCTCCCCGATAGCGCGCGCCGCGATCAACTTTCGCAAGACGCACTGCCAGAAGGGGCACGAGTTCACCCCTGAAAACACGGTCGCGGTGCCCACCGGGCGAGGCTGCCTCACATGCCAGCGCGAGCGTGGTCGACGGCGGTACGCGGAGGCCAAGGCGCGCCCCTACACCGTCGATGTTCCCAGCCACAGCAAGCAGGGGCAGCGACGAGAAGACCCCGAAGTCTGCGTCCACGGGCATGAGTTCACGCCCGAGAACACCTACATCGATCCGAGCGGCACCAAGCGCTGCCGGACGTGCCGAACGTTGCAGGACCGTCGCCAGCGCGCCAAGAAGAAGCAGGCGCGCAACAACGCCCCGAAGGAGTCGTCATGACCGCCAGCCATGTCCGCGCCCCGCTCCCGCCGGGCATCCCCACCGCCCCGCTCCCGTCGGCCGCCGTGGACGCGATTCACCGTTTGGAGCGTCGTCTGGCCGGCCTGCGGGTCGGCGAGTCGGTGGTCATCAACGGGACCAAGTGCACGCGGGTGAGCCTGGCCGAGGCCGATTTGCTGGACCGGTATCGGGCGGCGTCGCAGCGGTGCCGCCGGCTGGCCGCGAACCCGGACACGGACTTCGATGCGGTGCTGTTGGCGCAGGACGAGATGCGCGCCTGCCGCTGCCAGCTCGACCTGATCGGGGCGTCCCGGTGAGCGCCGAGCACGGCAAGTCGAAGCCGCCGCTTCCGGTGCGTCCGCCGCGCCCCCACCCGCACAAGGCGGTGGCGTGATGGCCGACCAGATGTATGTGAGGCGCTGGCAGCGGGACGCCCACCGGGCCCTCGGCGAGTTGCTCAAAGCCGATGACCTCCCCGGCGTCACCTGGACGATCGCAACGTCAGGGGCCCTGGTCGCCGACGTCGACTCGTTGACGTCGACGCCGGACGAGCAGCGTGCGGCGTTCGACGCCTGGGCCCGGCACCTGGACGCGGACGTCATCCCCGAGCGGGTGGACTCCGGTGGGGCGACCCACCTGTACGCGAAGTTCTCGTGGCAGGGCGAGCGTGTCCGTGGCGCGATCCGGGCCACGATCTACCCGCCGTTCGAGGGCGAGGGCGAGTGATGGCGGCCCCGACGCTGCCGCGTATGCCGGCCGACTGCTCCGACGACCTGGACCGTGCCTTGCAGCGTGAGGCCCGCGACCAGACCCCGGCCCACGAGCGGGTCACCTGCCCGGTGCATCTGACGTGGCGGGACCGCTGCCACAGCTGGCACTAGCCAGCCCCTTACCGCCGCGGCTGGCGGTCGACCCCCCGTCCCGCCGGCCGCGGCTCCCACCACCACATCCCGGCACGACCAACCGAGGAGACCAGTCATGCCTTCTTCCAGCGAGATCGTCGAGCCCGGCCGCTACGACTACGACTTGGCCGTCGAGTTCCCCGGCGTCTCCATCCCTGAGCACACGCCGCCCGCGTTTCGGAACGCCTACGCCTCCCCGACGACCCCGACCCGGCACGCCTCCGGCCAGTTCGACCTGTCCGAGCCCGTCGTCCACGCGCTGATCCGCCAGCACTTCGTCAACCAGGTCTGCGAGGACGTGGACCCGAGCATCGTCACTGTCGCTCGATTCGAACTGACCCGCGTCACCGCCTGACCGCCACCCACCTGTTCCTGCACCCGAGAGGGCACCACCATGTCTCCGTTCCTGTTCTCCGCCGACCTGGGCGCCACCGAGCTGGGCCGCAGGGCCCGCGCGAACACGACGGTCGCCGAGGCCGCCGTCCTGAGCGTGACCGACCTGTTCACCGCGTTCGCCAACGCCCGTGCGGCCGGGGACAAGGCGCGCATGGACGTGATCCGTCAGGCCGTGAAGTCCAACCCGCTCGCCGACGAGCTGGCCGGCTTCGACTACCCGGCCGCCGCCTGACCGGCCCCCAAAGCGCCGTGCTGGCGGGTGTTCGGCTCCCCTCCGCCCTGCCAGCACGGCTCAGCCCCCGTCAGGCCGAACCCGGGCCTACGCCTCGACAGCAGACACGGGCACTGCACCACCCACCTGATCAGCCAACCCGACAGGAGCCCCACATGCCCTTCCGGACCCGCGACTACACCGCCACCGTCACCAACCCCGACACCGGCGAGACCAGCCAGATCGAAGGCACCCACACCATCAACGCCTTCAACCCGCCCCGCGAGGACGCCAGGGCTATCCGAGCCGACCTCGCCAAGGAAGGCGTCCAGGCGTCCAGCGTCCAGGTCGGCCCCGCCAAGATCAGCTAGCCGCCCACCGGACACGCACACGCACTGATCGGCTGCCCGATCCGCCCGGACCTGTGCCGGGCGGTGAGGGGAGCCGGGACAGCGCTTCCACCACCCACCAAACGAAGGATGAAACGTCATGGGCTTCTTCAGCCGCCACTCAACCGACGAACTTCACGCCGAGGCCAAGCAGGCGCAGGCCAACGTCGATTCGGCCGCCCGCATGCAGTCCGCCTTCGGTGCTACCGCACTCACGGGCGAGGACAACGCCCTTGACGGGTACCGGCGGACGCTCGACCAGATCAGCCAGGAGCTGCAGCGCCGTTCCTGACCGCCGCCTGACCTGTTGCCCGATCCGCCCGTCTCGAACGGGCGGTGAGGGGAACCGCTCAGCGTTCCGCCACCCACCGAGAGGAGCCCTGATGGGCCTGTTCAGTAAGTCGCCCGAGGAGAAGGCCGCGATCGCCGAGATGAAGGCCGCGGACAAGGCGCTCAACGACAACAGCAGCCGCGAGTTCAAGGCCGGGATCCGGGACGAGACCCCGGAGTACCAGCGCCTCAACACGGCCGCGAACGAGGCCGCCGCGAAGGTCGGCTTCTGGCACGGCGGCACCAAGCGCAAGAGCTGACCCGACACCCAACCCGAGAGGCCGTCATGCGCCCGTATCTGATCACCGCGAAGCCTGGCCGGCTGGCCCGCGCCGCCGCCTGGGCGGGCCGGTGGGCGCTGAAAGTCCTCGCCCTGCTGGTGATGGCCGGGCTCGGCGTCGTCGTCCTGACTGTGCGCTGCGCCCGGCCCGTCATCAACTACCTGGCCACCCGGGCCGCCTGGCTGGAGCTGTGGGCCGCGTCCGTCACCGGGATCGGCCCGGTCGGCGCGGCGGTCGGCTCCGGCCTGACCGACGAGTTCGTCCGCGAATTCCACAAGGCGCGCACCAGCGCCACCGCCTGAGAGGACTGATCCGCCGTGACCGCCACGTCTGTCGAGCAGGTGAACGGGACGCCCGTTGCCTCCGAGTTGCGCGTTGACCCCGTGCGTGCCGCTGAGGCGGAGGCGATCCGTGTCCGTGCCGCCGCCGAGCGCCAGGCACTGCTCGCTGCGGCCGAGGGCGAGAAGGCCCTCAAGGTGCAGCAGGCCGAGCAGCTGCGGCTGGAGAACGAGAAGCAGGCACTGGCCCACGAGCGGGCTGTCGTGCGATTCGAGCGAGAGAGGGCCGAGCAGCGCGCGAAGACAGCCGAGGCAGACCGGAAGCGCGAGGAGAGCGACCGCGCCCGTGAGGCCGCGCGCCGCCAGGCAGAGGCGCAGGAGCGGGCCGAGGCTGCGAGCGCCAAGGCGGTCAAGAAGTCCAGCGTGCGGTGGCGCCGAGTGGCGATGGGCTTCTACGCCCTGTGTGCTGCGGTCGCCCTGCCCGTACAGATGGCCGCCTTCTTCGACCCGGCCGCCAAGTACCTGCTCGTCGCCCCGGTGTTCATTGAGGTGATCGCCCTTGTCGCGCTCGTTGGAGCAGCGGCGGCGGTCACGGACGGTCGCCCTCAGTGGCACTACCGGCTCGTCGCCTGGGGCGGCGCGCTTACCGCCGCCATCATCAACGTCGTGCACGGCCTCGACGCCTTCGACCCGGCGACCGCTTTCGGCACTGCCCTAGCCTCGATCGCTGGTCCCGGTATGTGGGACCTCCACGAGCACGGCCGCATCCGGAAGCTGGACGGCAAGCCGACTTGGCGTGAGCGCGGAGCGCAGCGCAAGGTCGAGGCTGCAGCAGCTAAGAAGCAGGCCGCAGAGGAGAAGTGCCGCGTGGCCGAGAGGGCCGCCGCCGACAAGGCTGCGGCGGAGACCGCGCAGCAGCTCGCCGAGCGTCGCGCGACCCTCTTCCCGAAGGTGTGGGAGCACGCCGTGAAGCTCGCCGCGGACCTCGCCGCGACGGACCCGAACGCCGTCTGGGAGCGCGCCAAGCTCGACGTGGAGGGCGCCAAGCCGGGCGAGTCCGCTGAGGTTCTCCGTATGCGCAACGCCGCGACCGCGAGGGTCGAAGCGGCCCGTCAGCAGCGCCCCGTGAACACCCTCAGCAAGACCACAAACGCGCAGCGTGCGATCCAAACACCCCGCTCCGGATACAAGCCCGTTCCCCCGCGCCGCACGAAGGGCGACACCCCCCGCTACAGCCGCGCCGCCGGCCGCGCGCACAGCGAACTCCTCCGCACCAAGAACGCCGCCAAGAAGGACCCGTCATGAGCCTCGACCAGCACCCCGAGTTCCCTAACGACTGGGACCTGTCGAAGGTCATCCCCGGCGAGCTGCATGTGCCCGACGACTTGTCCGGCGAGGACATCGCGCCCGGCATTGTCGTCCCCTACACCCCGCACCCGACCGTCCTGTCGAAGACCGGCTCGGCGGCCATGGTCGCCGCTGCCAAGACCGGCCGCGCCGTGGGCCTCACCGCCACCTGGTTCGCGGCCGGTATGCGGGCCGTCAGCTTCCTCGGCTGGCGGTACGTGCGCAGCCACGACTTCCAGGAAGTCATCGGCGGCATGCAGAAGAAGTCCGACTGGTCCATGAACCAGCAGGTCCGCCAGAAGCGGTGGAGGATTCTCGGCTGGGGTGCGGGCATCACTGCCGGTCTGAACCTGGCCGGCTGGTGGGCGCTCGTGAAGTACGCGGGCATGACTGCCCTCGACTGGTCCTGGATGATCCCCCCGTCCCTGACCACAGCGGTCGCCGCAACCGTGGTCACCCTGTACGGCCGTTACCGAGTCAACCGGCCCGACATCGCCCCCCAGCAGATGATCGCCGAACAGGACGACCCCAACTCCGACGAGCCGTTCCCGCTCGCCCTGTGCACGTCGCCGGGCATGGTCGAGGACTGCGTGTCCCGGGCGCTGGCCTGGGAAGGCGTCGGTGTCCGGCAGATTCGGGCGCTCGGCTTCCGTGGCAAGTTCTGGGAGGTCGATGTCGTCCTCAAGGGCTCCACCCCCGGCAAGGTGAACGCGGTCTGCGACCAACTGGACGCACACTTCAACATCAAGCAGGGCGGCACCCTCATCGACCCCGATCCGGCCGAGTCCGCGCACCTTGTGCTCCGGCTCGTCACCGGCAACCCGTTCGACGACATGGCCAAGCCTGCCGTGCACGCTCCGAACAGCCTCGACATCGCCCACAGCCACAACTTTGGCCGCTGCATGGACGGCTCGCCGCTCGACCTGGTGCTCGAAGGGCAGCGCATTCTCGTCATCGGCGTCTCCGGTGCCGCCAAGTCCACCGGCGTGCTGCGCGATCTCGCGGAGGTCATCACCGCCTGCCACAACGCCATCCTCCTCGACCTCGACCCCATCAAGGACGGGCTCCGCGAGTTCGAAGGCGCCACGGCCGTCCCACCGATCCGCGGCAACAAGGCGTGCGAGCAGTGGCTTGAGTACCTGGTCAAGATGGCGGGCGGGCGGAACGTCGTCCGCAACCGGCTCGGCATGGGCGACACCTGGGTGGCCACCAAGGAACACCCGGCAATCTTCGCGTGCGTCGACGAGTTCATCTTCCTCAGCCCGCGGGCGAAGGAGCTGTTCATCGAGCTGCTGCGCATCGGCAAGCAGTCCGGCATCTACGTGATTGCGGCCGGCCAGGACGCCACGTCCGACGCGATGGGAGACGCCATCGCCGACACCTTCACCCTGCGAGTCATGCTGGCCTCCCGCTGGGACGATATCCGGCTCGTCCTGGGCCAGGGCGCCGCCGCGAAGGGCTTCCGCCCCGACCGGCTCGTCCCCGCCCAGAACAAGGACATCAAGAACGACGCCGGCCAGTCGTACATCAAGGGCCCGGGGCTCGACCGGCCGCTGCTGTACGGGTGGAACGAGCACGGCAACCACGGCATCAAGCAGGCCGTCGTTGATCGCGTCGCGGCTGGGCGTCCTTGGTTCGACCGAGACACGCTCGCCGCTGCTGGGCTGCTGCACCTCGCCGACGAGGGAGTAGAGCAGAAGCGGATCCCCGGGGACCGGCAGGTCGTCGTCGACGCCATCGAGGTCATGGTCACGGCCCGAGTGGAGCGGATCCGCCCCGAGCCTCTCGCCGAGGCGCTCGCGGCCTTCGATCCGGAAGCCTATGGCGACCTCACGGTGGCCGAGCTGCGAAAGCTGTTCAGGGAGGTCGGTGTTGGCGTGCCGGTGCCCATCGGAGCCATTGACGGATTGAAGAACCCGAACGGCTACAAGATCGAAGCGCTGACCGCTTTGCGCTAGAAAGTCCACCCCTCGCGAGGTCCTCGGAACCCCTCGACCGCAGGTCACAGCCCCTCACGCAAGTCCTCGGCCTACCCCTCGCGAAATCTGCGAGGACCCCGCGAGGGGTAGGCCGAGGGGCCGTGACCTGCGACGGAGCACCCCCGAGGGCCTCGCGAGGGCTTAACAAACCATCACAAACCGACCACCTGCCCGAGGAGCCCGAATGCCGCCCGCGAAGCGCAGCCCGGCCCGCCGCGCCACCGTATCCAAGGCCCGCAGGACGCCCGCGCGCAAGCACCCCGCCCGCCGCGTCAAGATCCCCCGCACAGGCCCGCTCCACGCCCAAATCGGCGCCCGCATGGTCCTCTTCGCCGTCTCCCACCTCGACACCCGCAACGACGTCGTCCGCTCCCGCAAAGACGCCGCCATCCTCCGCGCCACCCACGAAGGCTGCCCCAAATGCCACGGCAACGGGCAGATCTTCACCCAGGGCAAAGACGGGGCATTCACCGGATCCAAGCCCTGCCCCGCCAAGCCCACCAAAGCCAAGGTCTCCAAGTGGGCCGTCTACAAGGCCAGCCGGTTCGGCGCCGACAAGAACACCGGCCTCGTCGGCTGGGCCTGCCCCTGCGGCAAGAAAGAGAAGCCGCGGTTCCGCGACGCCAAGGAAGCGACCAAGGCGCTGCGCAACCACGAGAAGCAGAAGCACGGCGGCAAGAGCGTCGGCGGAGCCTGGTACGCCCAAGCCACCGAAGCCGCCACCCAGCCTGCCAAGAAGCCCGCCGTGTCCAAGGTCGTCGCCAACTCCGGGATGACCGACCAGCAGTGGATCAAGCAGAACAAGGCGATGCACCCCGGCAAAGCCATCGCCAAAGGCCTCTGCTGGATGTGTGCCGGAAACGGCAAGCTCCACGGCGCCCACGGCGGTGAACAGACCCTCACCGTCTGCCCCGAATGCACCGGCACCGGCAAAGCAAGCAAGGCGACTGCCTGATGCAGACCGCGCCCACCACCCCGGCAACCGACGTCCAGGTCGAACTCGACCTCGACGCGCGGCTCGCACTCGTGGGCGCGGTCATGGACGAACGCTGCAAACTCGCCGTCCTGGCCATCGGCGTCAACACCGCCCACATCCCCGACGCCGACCCCATCCCAGAGGTGACGGCACCGATCCCGCTCACCCCCACCACCGCCCCCTGCCCGTACACCACCCCGATCGCCGTCACCCTCCACAAAGCGCAGCTCCGCCTCGCTGACGGCGGCTGGTGCACCGGAGCCCTCCGAGACGAGCAAGGCGCGGCATGCCTGATCGGGGCTATCCGGGCCGAAGCCGGCGGCCGCAGCGAAGCAGACGACGCGTGCGTGCTCCTTCTCGAAGCGATCCGCCGCGACTTCCCCAACGCCGAAACCATCCCCAGCTGGAATGACGCCCGGAATAGCCCGCGCCAGCCCCTGCTCTACCTCGACCGTGCCGCAGCCCTCGCCCACGCCCGAACCCTCTGACGGAAGGAAACACCATGCCCAACGCCACCGCCTGCGACCACAGCCGGACCCAGATCACCGCCGAGCCGCAGATCACCCGCCTGCACGGCGCCCGCACCACCGTCGACCTCACCATCGCCCTCGCCGCCAACTGTCCCCACGGGCACGGGCGCACCCTCTACGTCGCCGACATCAGCGACATGCCCGAAGCCTGCCGCCAGCTCGCCGAATGGGCCGAGAACCACGTCGCCAACTGCCCCGGAGCCTGACCATGAACGAATGCCTGAACTGCGACGCCCCCGGCGGCTACCCGTACTGCAGCCCCGGCTGCGAAGCCGCCGACAACCCCGACGACGAATAGGAGACGGCCGATGGCCACCCAGCAGACCCTCTGCTACATCGCCGTATGCGACCTGTGCGGCACCAGCGAAGCCAGCGCCGGCTACACGCCGCACGGGCCCACCGAACAAGCCGTCATCGACATCGTCACCGAGAAATGGGGCGACCCGTCATGCGGCTGGACCCACACCAGCGACGGCCAACTCGTCTGCGACACCGTCGATGACGAAGCCCACCGCACCGCCCACGAAGAAGCCGGAAAGACCATCAGCAGCTGCGCGATGACCGTCACATTCGCCTGAGAGGACACTCGAACCATGGGATATGCGCGCTACGAGATCATCCGCCCGAACGGCGACCGCATCGAAGCGGGCTATGCCGTCGAAGCTATCTGCGAAGAGAACGGCTGCAAGGCGAACATCGATCGCGGCCTCGCCCACCTGTGCGGGAAGGATCCGCGCGGCGACGACCACGGCTGCGGCGGGTACTTCTGCGAGCAGCACCTGTTCGGCGGCCAGCAGTGCGAGCGCTGCTCCGACGCCGCAGACAAGGCCAACGCATGGACGCATCCGGAGACAGGCGAGGAGTTCGATCTTCGCGACCGGTTCCTCCCCTCCGGATCCGCCTACGACCCGCGCGGCATCGTGTGGGCGTGCGCCGACCCGACGGAGGAGATTCCGATGCTGCTCCCGATGAATCAGGCGTCCGGCGTGGTCACGGGCGAACCGGGCAGGTTGATCACTGATGGCGAGTGGGAGGACATCGGCCGCATCATCCACCGGCAGATCAACGAGGAGAGCAGCGCCGTACCGGGCTGAGTGCCACACTGGAAGTCCCCCCAGGTCCTGCCGGCCCCCGTCCGGTGGGGCCGCCCTCATGTTCCGTCGCGCCCCCGCCTGCACGACCGCCGGTCGTGCGCCTCGCCGACATTCTGGCGGTGAAGCGGGAGCGGCGGCCGGGGTTTTCGTCGTCGATCTAGCGCTACGATCCCGGTCCTCGGAACCGAGTCCTTGGGGGGACCATGCGTCACGCCACCGTTGTGCTTGCTGTCGTCTGTCTCGCGTTGGCGGGCTGCTCCTCGGGTGGTGAGCCCAAGACTGAAGCGAATCCCAGCGCTACGGTGAAGGACCCGGCGGACCGGTTCATGAAGTCCGTCATCGACGCGCACCTCGACTCCTGGGCCGACGGCATGATCCGCGTGCCCGCCCGCGACGAGCTGACCGCGTTCCCACCCCAGTGGTGCGAGGAACTGGACGCCGACCACACGGTGCCATGGATTTTGGACCAGCCGGGCATGTATCCCGTGGGTGAGAATTGGGGGACGAAGAAGGTGGACGCCTACCAGCTCGTGCTGCTGGGTACGAAGGCGTACTGCCCGAAGCATGCGGCGCAGGTACGGCAGGATCTACGGGACTCCGGCGAGTACTGACCACGCACGTGAAGAGGCCCCGCCGGGTTGGGCGGGGCCTTCGTCATGCGGTGGGTCAGCGGGCAGCGCGGGTGTGCCCGAAGACGGTAAGGCAGCGGGCGAAGCTCCCGACGCGGTAGTTCCATCCGCGTAGCCCGCAGTAGTCGGTGCGCCAGAACCCCGTGTGGCTGCCGGGCGCGTCGCCGTAGTAGGCGGCGGTTCGCCACCAGTGGCCCCGGATGGTGACGCGCAGGTTCCACAGCGTGCGCTGGGGCGTGGCGCTGCTCATGTGGTGGGCTCCTCGCCCGGACGCGCCGGGCCCGCGCTCGCCCGCTCGTCGTAGCGGTACAGCCACAGCGGCCCGTCGTCGGAGGCGCTGGCTTCGCGCCGGTACAAGACCTTACGGATCGGTGGGACGACACCCGCGTCTAGCTCGTGCCAGTTGAGGGGCGACGGTTGCAGCACCTCGGTTGTTAGCCGCGGGTTCATGGGATCGCCGTCGAGGACGATCTGCTTGCCGTCGGCTGGCCCGCCGACGAACTGAACCTCCACGCTCATGTGCTCGCCTCCCCGCTCCTGCTGTCAGCCGAGACCTCCACTATGCCGCCCGGCGCGGCTCGCGCCATCCATCGGCTGCCGGACAGCAGTCGAGGCGGCATCGCCAACTCCAGGCCCAGCGACAGCAGCAGCTGCAAGCCGGCCGCACACTCCCGCTCCGTGTCCGCCTGAACCGTGAACCGTTGCCCCATACCCGCAGTCTGCCCGCCGAGTTGAGGAAGCCGGGCAGAAACAGGCGAAGAGGCTACAGCGCCCACCGCTCATCGAAACCGGGGCGCCCCAGATACTCCCGGGCAAGGAGCCGCAACTGCTGCTCGGCGATCCGCCCAGTTGGTCCCGCCGTACCCAGATACGGCACCACCGTCTCCTCGAAAAACTGGGCCCGCATCTCAGCGCTGTGCAGGCCCAATTGCGCCTGCCGCTCTGCACGGTCCACCGACAGACCCAACTCGCCTGCTGCTCGGGTGACGAGCACGTTGCCGATCTCGCGGGCCCGTGAGATGGCCTCGGCGTATTCGGTGCGCAGAAAGCCGACCATGGCAGAGATGTCGTCGCTCATTGCCTCATCATCGCCGCCCACCCGGCCGAGGCAACGGCACTGTGCCATTGGCCCGGGTTGTCTGCCTCGTAGTGCACCATTGGCTCAAGCATCACTCTGCTTCCCGTACCGCCCCGAGGAGCCGACCGTGCACGACAACCCCGCTGCCCTCGACGAATACGACTGGCCGATCTGCGTAACCCCCCGCTGCAACAAGCAGCTGTGGGTAGCCGAATCCAATCGGTGGGCCTGCCGGCCGTGTGAAGACGCCACAGCCAGCCGCATCGCCGAACTCCCCAGCCTGTTCGAGAAGCTGAACACCACCAGCATGCTGATGCGCGGCGGCCGTAAACCCGGCGCCGCGACCTCCGGCAGCCGGACGCCCCCGATCCCGCCCCGCCTCGACGTCCTCGCGCTCGTCGACCCCGGAGGAATAGCCGCCCGCCTACAGGACATCGAGGACGCCTGGCGGAAGGAACTCGGCTGGACCGTGGCTCCGTGGCGCGGCTCCCCGGCCGAAGCCGTCCCCCAGCACGCGGCGTTCCTCACCAACAACCTGCTGTGGGCCTGCTCCAGTTACGAACCCGTTGGCCAGGACATCGACGAGTTGCGGCGCCTCCACGGCGAATGCACGGCACTCGCCAACCACGAACCCCGCGCCGGCCGTGTACAGATCGGCGCCTGCCCCACCCCCGCCGACGACGGATGGTGCGGGCAGCCGCTCACCGCAGCAACCGACAACCACCGCGTCCACTGCGGAACGTGCGGGGCACGCTGGGACGGACTCGGAGAATGGCGCGAACTCCGGTCCGCACAGGAGGCGGTGCTGGCCGAGGCCGCAGGGGCGGCGGCATGAGCCCCACCTCGCACGCGGCCGATCGCCTGCCGATCGTGACCGCCAGCGACGGGCAGCCCTACCTGCCATGCGATGCGGTCCTCGCCCTCCTGCGGGCCATCGCCGAATCGTGCCGCAACCTCGCCGACGACCCCGACTGCGACCTGCACAGTGCAGGCGCGGCAATCGACGTCGAAGCCGACTCCCTCGAAGCCCGCGCCATCGCCCACACCACGGAGGCGGCATGAATCAGCACGAAGTGCAGAGGCTCACTCCGCAGCAGAAGGCCGACCTGCGCATCGAGCTCCGCGACCGCGACGAGGAGTTCGCCAGTCGAGGCCCATTCGCCGCCCCGATCCTACGACTGCCCAGATGCCCGGCCTGCGAGGGGCCAGCAGGGCGGATCGAAATCCGACTTGAAGACCCAGAGCTCGGCAAGAATGAGCGGATGCTACGCCTGCGCTGGCTGCCTTGCGGGCACCGCTTTCGGGCTGTGGACGACATCCGCGCGATGAACGAGACCGTCGAGGAGAAGATTGCATGAGCGGGACCCTGCCCTTCTCAGACCCCGCCTACGTCACCGTTCGATGCGACCTCACTCTCGACGACGTGCAGGCGACGGCGGTCCGCATGGTCCACCGAGAGATCTGGTCCGATCACTCCGGTGCCCGGGCACATGTCGAGCGGGAGCTGCAACTCGGGGTAGCCCAGAAGATCGTGGAGAAGCTAGCGCCATCCGTCTTCGAAGTCCGCGCCGACACACTCTGCGCCGAGGAGCACATCAGCAGGGCGGAGGCACTGCGATTGGCCCAGGCGTACACGAAGGCGATCGCGGATCTGTCAGCGCGCTTGGAAGCGGCAGGAGAGAACTACGCGGTCATGGATGCGTGTCGAGCGGCGGATGCCGGACGGGCACTCGTAGAGAAGCTGGCGGGTTACGAGGGCCGGCTGCCTGTGCGTCCCGGTGAGGGGACCAGCGCGTGACCGACAGCACCAGCCTGGGCGACCGCATGAAGGAGTACGAGGCCGTCCATCGAGCCGTGCTCCCGCGCCGGACGTACTGCCTGATCAGGCTCGACATCCGGGCCGCCCACACCTATCTGCGTGGCGCCCAGCGCCCGTTCGACGAGACCTTCATGGCCGACATGGACGCCGTCGCCGAAGCCGTCTGCGCCGAGATCTCCGGCACCGTCTTCGCGTACACGCAGTCCGACGAGATCAGCGTCCTCGTCACCGACTTCGCCACCACCCAGACACAGCCCTGGTTCGGCGGGGTCGTCGCCAAGCAGGTCTCCATATCGGCCGCGCTCGCCACCGCAGTCATCAACGAACGCCGGCCTGGCAAGCGTGCCCTGTTCGACTCCCGCGTGTTCACGATCAGTGGCCCCGTCGAAGTCGCCAACTACTTCCTGTGGAGGCAGAGGGATGCCGTCCGTAACTCGATCTCTATGGCGGCACAGGCTCGCTTCCCGCACAAACGGCTCCACGGCCTCAATGGTGACCAGATGCAGGAACTTCTTTTCGCGGAGGCGGACGTCAACTGGAACGACTATCCGGCTGGCTGCAAACGCGGGCGCGTCACCGTGCGGCACGTGGGGGAACGGCCAGTCGAGTACGTCGACAGGCGCACCGACCAGACCGTGAGCACTACCGCCGTCCGCTCCTGGTGGGAGACCAGCCAGGCACCCCACTTCACCACCAAGCCCGACGACTGGCTCGCGCGGACCATCCCGGCAATGCCGTCGCTTCGCTAGACGTGCCATTCCAGCAACGCCACTTGCCAGTTGATCAGGCCGAGCGTATGGTGTGCTCCAATCGATCTCGCTGTGTCTGGAGGGCCGCTATCAAGCGGCCCTTTCGCGTATCCGGGGGTGAACGAATGCCCCCGCAACTCGTCACCGAAGACCTCGCCGCCTACTGGACCGGCCGGCCAGCCAAAACCATTCGCCGCTGGGCCGCAGAAGGCAGACTCACCCGCCACCCCGACCCCGCACGGCGACGCAACGGTGTCCTCTACGACCTCGCCGAGCTCCCTGCCGCCAAACGCGACCCCGACACGCGACAGATCACTGCACTCGCCCCTGCACCTCCCCTGATCGGAAGCGGCTTACTGGCCGCATGATCCCCTGCGCCCCGGGCGGTAGCGCAGGCCGGGCCTAGAAGCGCCTCGCGCTCGGCCCACCCGTCCGCCCGGCCCTAGCGGGAGCCGGGCGGACGCAGACCTCCAGTTGGCACCTGTTCGAATTCCCCTAGCCCGGGGCTGGCCGGCTCAGCCCGCCCCGACGTCCCGCCGCCCACACGCCCCCACCCGGGCGGCGGGACACCCAACCATGCCGCACCCGGAGGGCAGTAGCCATCGCCGACAACCTGACCGACGTTGCCGAGAGCCTGCTCCTCAACTGGCTGCACGGCGTAGGCACCCCCACCCGGCCCACCACCCCGCTGAAGGCCGCACTCGTCACCGCGAACGGCTCCGACTCGGCGGCCGGCACCGAGGTGACCGGCGGGTCCTACGCCCGCCAGAACATCGCCCTCACCTCGTCTACTGGCGGCAGTGGAGTCTCGAACGACGCCGACATTCTGTTCACCGGCATGCCCGCGTGCACGGTCGTCGGCGTCGAGATCTACGACTCGGCCGGCAGCCCGGTGCGGCTGTGGCACGGGCCGCTCACCGCCAGCAAGACGCTCGGGGCCGGCGATGAACTGAAGCTGGCCGCAGGAGACGTCGACCTGTCGATCGGCTAGGTGAGCCGTCGTGCCCACCTTCGCCGAGCTCGTCGACGACTTCGAGGACGGCAGCCTCGACACCGGCCTCTGGTCCGGCAGTTACGGAGACCCCGACGAGACCGCCGGCCGGGCCCGCATCCCGTGCACCACCGGGTACGCGGGCCTCAAGTCCGGCAGCATCTACACGCTCACCGGATCCGGAATCACCATCCGGCTGCACCCGCCGACCCCCAACGGGGCGACCTCAACCGCGGCCAGCTGCCTCGTGCTCACCTCGACGGGCGGAACCGACGCCGGGTTCATCGTCGACTCCGCGCAGACCGCAGTCGGCCTCTACCTGCGTGAGGGCTACGCCGACGGCGGCGCCGTCTTCCTCACCTACTCGCCCACCGACCACGCCTGGCTCCGCTTCCGCGAAGACGCGGGCACCCTGTACTGGGACACCAGCCCCGACGGCATCGACTGGACCAACCGGCGTACCGCTACGACCCCCGCGTGGGCTGCGGACACCAACCTCGCCTTCCTCATCGAAGGCCACCGGGACGCGGGTGTTGACGACTTCATTGAGGTCGACTCCGTCAACGCGCCGCTGTTCAGCACCGTCACCGGGGCCGCAGACCTTGCCGCCGACGGCGCCCTCGCCACGGTCGGCATACTCCGCGCTACAGGCTCGGCTGCCCTCACCGCAGTTGGGACGGCAACCGCCTCAAACGCTGCCCGCAGAATCGCCACCGCGGCCCTCGACGCCACCAGCGACTCTGCGGCGGCCAGCATCCTGCGGGCCCGCGGCGGCACTGAGCTGCACGGCGAGACCACGCTCGCCGCGGCCGGCGCACGGTGGGTCACCGGGTCGGCAAATGCCGCGGCCAACAGCATGCTCGCCGCGGTCGGTACGCGCTCTGCTCGAGCGACAGCCACCCTGACCGCCAGCGGCACGGCCACCGTCGCCGACAGCGCCATCGACTACGGCTTCACCACCGGCCCGCCCGCCCTGGCTTGGGAGGTCGGCGAACCATGGCTGTGATCCCCGCCAGCAGCACCGAATACCTGCACGTCCCCGTCACCGCCACACCCGCCGGCACCAGCCTCACCGGCACCCCCGTCAAGATCGCCGCCGTCGCACACCGCACCAACCCCGACGACGACGAATGGCACACCGCCAGCTGGGACGGCACCTCCGCCCGCGTCCTCATCGGCCCCGCCACCGACCTCGCCCTCACCGCGGGCGACTACCGGGTGTGGATCCACATCGACCCGCCCGGAGCCGAAGCCGTCGTCCGCCGGGCCGGAATCCTCACCGTCACGTAAGGAGCCCGCGCCATGGCCGACGACCTTCTCGTCATCATCCCCACCCGCGGCCGGCCTCAGGCTGTGCCGGAGATCATGCAGGCGTGGGACGACACCGGGGCGACCGCGGACGTGCTGTTCTGCGTCGACAAGGACGACCCCGAACTCTCCGCGTACAAGGCGCACGCCAAGGAGTTCGCCGACGACGGCCGGGTGCGGTTCGTGTTCTGGGCGCGCAAGCGGCTCTGCGGCACCCTGAACCAAGCAGCAGTGAAGAACGCCGACTCCTACCGGTTCCTCGCGTTCCTGGGCGACGATCACCGACCCCGGCCCGCAGACCGACCGTGGGACGAACGATTCCGCGAATGCCTGTCCGGTGGCGGCCCCGGCCTCGTCTACGGCAACGACCTCCTCCAGGGCGAGAACATGCCCACCGCCGTCGCCCTGACCAGCGACATCGTCCAGACCCTCGGCTACTTCAGTCCGCCCAGCCTGGTCCACCTGTGCCTCGACCTCGTATGGCTGGACTGGGGGCGCGGCCTGAGCCGCATCACCTACCTGCCCGACGTCGTCATCGAGCACCTCCACCCGGCCGCCGGCAAGGCGCAGGTCGACCAGGGCTACGAGGAAGCGAACAGCGCCGATCAGGTGAGCAGCGACTCCGCCGCCTACTACGACTACCGGGACAACGGCGGACTCGAAGCCGACCTCGACAAACTGCGAGCGCTCCTGTGACCCGGCAGCGGCTTCGCCCCGCACACACGGCCGAGCAGCTCGCGAACATCTATCCGCAGCCGCACGACCACCGGCGCTGGCGTGACCACCACGTCCGCGTCGACACCACCATCGCCCTCGCCAAGGGCATCGAGAACGTCTCCTCCGTCGCTGACCTCTCCTGCGGCAACGGCGCCATCGCCAAAGCGGTCGGCGCCGAGACGACGATCCTCGGCGACTACGCCCCCGGATACGCGATTCAGGGCGCCATCGAGGACACCATCCACGTCATCCCCGACGTCGACCTGTACGTCTGCTCCGAGTCCATCGAGCACCTCGACGACCCCGACCGGGTGCTGAAGCTGATCCGGACCAAGGCCCGGCGCCTCGTACTGACCACGCCGGTCGACAACTGGGGCGACGCCAACATCGAGCACTACTGGGCCTGGTCACAGGCGGACGTCGAACAGATGCTGACGGCCGCGGGGTGGACGGTGCAGGTCACCTGCATCCTCGATATGCGCGGCGCCTGGTCCCCGTACTGCTTCGGCATGTGGGTCTGCGCGTGACGGTTCCGAGGCTCAGATCTCGTCGAGCCAGGACGTGTCGATCAGGTCGATCTGCGACTGGAACGCCATCACGGCGGCCACGTGGGCGACCTGCTCGGGTGTCGGCTTCAGCGGCACGATGAACTCGGTCTTCCACGGGTGAGTGTTCCGCCCGCAAGCCATACCGGGGCTGAGGATGCCGCCGTTCCGGTAGCTGCTCACCTGCTCTTCTTCGTGCCCCATGCTCGACATCGTGCCAGGAGGTGCCTGTGCGAGTCCTCCTCAGTGGCCACCGAGGTTTCGTAGGCCGTCACCTGCACGCCGCGCTCGAAGCACGGGGCGACGACGTCACCGGCATCGACCTCGCCGACGACAGCGGAGACGCCCTCGACTTCTTCCGCACAGACGACACCGGATACGGCCTCGCCATCCACTGCGCGGCGATCGTCGGCGGCCGGGCCAGCATCGACGGCAGCCCGCTCGGCGTCGCCACCAACCTCGCACTCGACGCCTGGTACATGCGCTGGCTGGTCCGCACCCGCACCCCGCGCGCCGTGTACTTCTCCAGCTCGGCCGCCTACCCGGTCGCGCTTCAGCAGCCCGGCGACGTGCGACGCCTGTACGAAGAGGACATCAACCTCTCGTACATGGAAGAACCCGACGCCACCTACGGCTGGGCGAAACTGACGGGGGAGAAGCTCGCCACCTACGCCGAAGCCGAAGGCTGCCGCATCCTCGTGCCGCGGCCGTTCTCCGGCTACGGCGAAGACCAGACGGACTGCTACCCGTTCCCCGCGTTCATTCAGCGCGCCCGACGCCGCGACGACCCCTTTGAGATCTGGGGGAGCGGCAACTCCACTCGCGACTGGATCCACATCTCCGACCTCGTTGGCGCCACCCTCGCGCTCCTCGACAACGACGTGACCGGGCCGGTGAATCTCGGCTGGGGCAGAGCAACCAGCTTCGACGACCTCGCCCGCATCGTCACCACGGCCGCCGGCTACCGGCCCCACCTCAAGCACCGGGCCGACGCCCCGCGCGGCGTCCACCACCGCGTCAGCGACCCGTCCCGGATGCTCAACCACTACGTGCCCACGATCACGCTCGAAGAAGGCGTGCGGCGGTCGCTCGGCGCCTGAACCCCACGGAAGGCCCGCGCCCATGGCTTCCAGCATCGGCCTGCCCGTCAACGAACCGATGGCCGCCGACAGCCTCTGCGAACACGCCTGGCAGCACAACAAGCCAGCCCACGCGTCCGCGTCCGTCCGCATCTGCAGCCTCTGCCACAAGATCGACGGCGAAGATCTGATGCGCACCCTCAACGAGTACGCGGAAAAGCAACTCTCCACGCTGAAGCAGAAGCCGACCACGCTGCTCTACGCCCACTCGGACGGGGAGGTGTACAGCTACGTCGACGGGCCTGGCGGCATCCCCGACAGCGGACGCGAACGGGCACTACTGCGAGCGCTCCTCACTCACACGCTCTCCCAGCTTGACCAGTACGAGATCACCGGCGGCATGCTCGCCGTACCCACGACTGACCTCCCGGAGCCCGCGCCATGGCCCACTACCTGATCAGCTACCTCGACGGCGAGTCAGAGACCGTGACCGCCGCCAACCTCGAACCCTCTGGCAACCAGTACATCGCCTGGGTCGGAGACGGCTCCGCAGCCGCCTACATCCCAGCCGCCAACGTCCGCAGCATCGTCCGCCAGAACGACGAGGCGGTGGCCGACTGATGGCTCGCCTGCAGATCCTCGAACTACCCGAAGGCTCCGGAGACGACCGGCCGCCATTCGTGCTCGTCATCGACCAGATGCCCGCCAACGACGCGGCGTTCGATGCGCTGTGCCGCGGTCGCGGCACAGCGACCGCCGAGCAGATCGGCGCCCGCGCCGTCCTCGTCTTCGAGACCACCATCGACATCCCTGCCAACGACACCACCGCCTACCTCCGCGACAGCGAGGCGGAAGATCAAGCCGAAACCCGGATCGCCCGCCAGCGCGCCAACACCGAAGCCCCCGATGCCTGACGTGACGGTGAAACTGTCCGACGGCATTCGCGAGATCACCGTCGAAATCAGCGGCAGCGACGACGACCCACTCGGCCGAGCCGAACAGGCAGCCGTCCGGCTCTACGGCGTCGCAGTCGCCAGCAGCCCGACCGATCGACGCACCGGGTTCGGCAGCTGGGCACTCGGCAGCGAAACCGAACGCAGCCCTGAGGAGTAGACGATGAGTGACCCTGAGTACGGACAAGTACAGGTCACCCGACACCTCGGCATCGGCATCAAGGTCGACGAAGCCCCACAGAAGGCCAAGATCGATGTTGGCGTCCTCGCCAGCCCAGGCATGTACCTCCGCATCGAAGACGGAGATATCGTCCTCGCCGACCAGGTCGTCTACCGAATCAACGGATACGACCCCGCAGACTGCACGCTCACCCTCGACTTGATCACGGACTGGCGTCCCGGACAGAAGGACGACCCCAACACCAAGCCTCAGCCGTGAGCGGCGGCTGGAAGGACACCGACCGCAAGAGCCGGCTCCCCTCGAACTGGGCGACCATCCGCCGCAAGGTGCTCGCCCGCGACGTGGTCTGCCAAATCTGCCAGATCAGACCCGCCACCCACTGCGACCACATCGAAGCCAAGACCGACGCCCACGCCGAGGACAGGCTTCAAGGCGTGTGCGCCGAATGCCACCTGCAGAAATCCAGCCGTGAGGGCAACGAGGCACAGCGCGCCGACCCCCGGCCCGGACGGAAACGCCCGCCCGAGCCGCATCCCGGACTCCGGTGAGGCGGTCACGATGCCGCGCTACCTGATCGTCCACTCTGAGCGTCGAGGCGACGACACCGTCATCGAGGACCCCGATCTCACCGTCGAGTTCGTTGACGGCTGGGTCCTCTTCAGAGACTGCGACCTCATCAAACCCGACCGCGTGGCCCTCGCCATCCCGGCGGCGCAAGTCCAACGCGTCGAACGGGTAGACGAACCACAAGACCAGCAACGGGAGTCCGCGCCGCATGAGGAGTGATTCGCTGTGGCAAGCCAAGGGCGAGGAAGCCGACGAGGCAACGCCGAGACGCTACGTAGGTACTGGACCAGCGGGGCCGGCGCGACACGCATCCGATGGGGATCACCAGGCGCCTGGACCCGATGCAACCGTCTCCTCAACCGCTACATGGGAGCAAGGGCCAAGGGCTACTGCCAGCTCATGCACCGCCGATCCACAGGCGTCTACACCGGCAGCCGAGCCAACGGCGGCAGGCGGTCCTGGTAGGCGGCCCCCTCAGCCGGCCGCCGGGTAGGGGCATGGCAGGGGGAGTGTGGCAGGCATGGCACTGCACGTCGTACCACTCGGTGACGCGGTCGAGCACGTGTCCGACCACGACTGCTTGTGTGGACCAACCGCGAAGCCGATCAAGACCGATGACGGATCGATTCAGTGGCTCATGATCCATCACAGTCTCGACGGTCGGGAGATCGACGAGGTCGGCCGCGAGACCTGAACAACCGGCCAGCTTCACCGTGACCACCCGGGGGGCCACCCCCCTCCCGGCGATCTTCAGGGATCGGGGCCGTATAGAAAGCGACCCCCTGTACGGGTTTCCTAGGCCTCTTCCGGTTTGGGGCCCACTCCTTTTGGCCGCGTGCCGGCATAGTTGCTGCGCCCTGGATGTGCTGGCGAGCCGCCTGCGGTTGCTTCCTTTCAGCCCGCCGCGCGCCCTGGTGGTGCGCTTTGACCCTGGAGGTCGCCATGGGCTCGCGTGGACCTATCCCCGAGCGTTCGGAGGCGCGTCGTCGCCGTAATAAGGAGGATGGACCGGGCCTGGTGCAGGCCCCGTCGGGGCCGCCGCCGGATCTTCCGGATCTGCCTGGCGCTGATCCGCTGTGGCATCCGATTGCCGGGGACTGGTACTTGTCCCTGCGGGAGTCGGGGCAGGCGGCGTTCTATCAGCCGTCGGACTGGGCGGTGGCCCGGTATGCCGCAGATCTGATGTCGAAGGTACTGATGTCCGAGCGCGGCCCGAACGGCCAGCTGGTAGCGGCACTGAACTCGGTGATGTCGTCGCTGCTGACGACGGAGGGCGACCGGCGCCGGGCCCGCATGGAACTGGAGCGGAATCCAGCCGCGAAGCAGGTGCCGGCTTCAGTGACAGCGATCGCCGACTACCGCTCATCGATCGGTGGATGACGAGGAAGTTCCCGCGGTCGTCGAGCCCTTCACGCTGGGGCCCACCTGGAAGCGTGGCCCTGACGGGAAGTTCATCCTGCCGGAGTACACGCTTGGCTGGCAGTGCTTGGCGTGGACGGCTACGTACCTGCAGCATTACGTCGGGTCGCCGTGGCGGTACACAGCCGAGCAAGCCCGGCTGACGCTGTGGTGGTACGCCATGGATCCAGCGACGAACCGGTTCCGGTGGCGCGACGGCGTGATCCAAAGGTTGAAGGGGCACGGCAAGGATCCGCTGAAGGCAACGTGGGCCGCCTTTGAGTTTGTGGGGCCGTGCAGGTTCGGCGAGATCGCGGATGAGGGCAACGAGTGGGGCGTCCCGGCCGGCCAGCCGTTGGGCGTGCAGCATCCGGCCGCGTGGGTGCAGATCGCCGCAGTGTCGCAGGATCAGACGCGGAACACGATGACGCTGTTCCCGTCCATCCTGACGAAGCGGGCCCTGGAGGAGTTCCGGATCGATCTCGGCAAGGAGATCATCTACGCCGACAAGGGCCGGGCGCGGATCGAGGCCGTTACGTCGTCGCCGCGGGCGCTCGAGGGCGGCCGACCGACATTCACCTCGATGGGGGAGACCCACCACTGGCTGGAGTCCAACCAGGGGCACGAGATGGCCGCGGTGATCGAGCGGAACGCGACGAAGAGCGCAGACGGGCAGTCGCGCACCTTGGCGGACACAAATGCGTTCGAACCGGGCGAGGACTCGGTTGCCGAGCGGACTCGCGACGCCTACGAGGCTGCGGAGTCCGGCAGGGTCGTCGACACGGGCCTGTTCTACGACTCGTTGGAGGCCCCTCCGGAGGCGAAGCTGACAGAGGAGTGGATCGAGCCGACTCTTCGAGCTGTGCGCGGAGACTCGACATGGCTCGACATCCAGCGGCTGAAAGCTTCGATCTTGGACGTGCGGAATCCGCCCAGTCGCAGCAGGCGCTTCTGGTACAACCAGATCGTCGCGGCAGAGGACGCATGGATGGCCCGCTACGAGTGGGACGCCTGCCAGCGAGAAGGCCTTGCACTCGAAGCAGGGGACGAGATCGTCATCTTCCTCGACTGCTCCAAGAGTGACGATGCGACGGGCCTCGCAGCTTGTCGGCTGTCCGACGGGCTCGTGACCACGTTGGGAGTGTGGCAGAAGCCGCACAACTGGAACGAGAAGGTTCCGTGGAGCGTGCCTCGCGAAGACGTTGACGGGGCGATCGCGTTCGCCTTCGAGACGTACAGGGTCGTGGCGTTCTTCGCTGACCCGGGCTCGGGTGAGGACGAGGACGGCGAGCTGTACTGGGACGCGTATCTGGACAGGTGGCACCGAACCTACGGCAAGGGGTTGCTCATCAAGGCGGTTGCTGCTGGCCCGAAGCAGCACTCGATCCGCTGGGACATGCGGAACATCCGGCACCAGGAAGAGTTCACCGAGGCAGCGAAGCGAACCCGGAGGGACATCCTGGAGCGCGCATTGGTCCATGACGGCAACAGGGCCATGCGCACGCATGTGATCAACGCCCGACGTCGAACGAACCGATGGGGTATCACCATCGGCAAGGAACATCGCGAGTCTGCACGGAAGATCGACCTCGCCGTATGCATGATCGGCGCTCGGATGCTGCGGCGCAGCGCCCTCAACCACTCCAAGTACAGGCCGAAGGGCCGCGGCAAGGGACGGGTGGTGGTGCTGCGGTGACCATCTCCATCCCGGATCTTCCGCTGGTGTATCTGTCGGAAGACGAGCTCGCGTTGATCAATCTGCTTCGTGCGGACATGATGCGTGATCGGTACGCGTTGCTGCTGCGGGACGCGTACTTCAACGGCGAGCAGTTGGTCCGGGACCTCGGTATCAGCATTCCGCCGCAGTTGAAGGGCCTGCATACGGTTATCGGCTGGCCGCGGGTGGGTGTGGAGTCCTTGGAGGAGCGTCTCGACTTGGAGGCGTTCCGGTGGGCGGACGGATCTGACTCGTCGGAGCTGACGGAGATCGCCGATGCCAACGATCTGTTCGACGAGTCGAGCCTCGCCCACTTGGACTCCCTGGTGTACGGCCGCGAGTATCTGGCGGTCGGCTCTGGGGATTGCGGGACGGACGACTGTCCGCCGTTGATCTCAGCCGAGTCGCCGCTGGACATGACCCTGATGTGGGATGCCCGACTGCGGATGGGTACGGCGGCTCTGCGGGAGTGCCAGGCGGACGGGTTCGTCGAGTCGGGCCCTGAGGAGCGGATGATCGTCCTGTATCTGCCGGATCAGACGATCACGGCTCTGCCAGCGTCTTCGGGCGGCTGGGAGGTCGTCGACCGGGACATCCACAATCTTGGCGTCGTGCCAGTGGTGCGGATGGCGAACCGGCAGCGGACTGCGGACCGCGTCGGGAAGAGCGAGATCACTCCTGAGGTCATGTCGATCACGGATGCAGCGTGCCGGCGCCTGATGGGCATGGAGGTGGCAGCCGAGTTCTTCGGTGCTCCGCAGCGGTACATCCTCGGCGCCTCCGAGAGCGCCTTCCAGGATGCGGAGGGCAACGCCAAGTCGGCGTGGGAGACGTACATCGGCCGCGTTCTCGCGCTGGAGCGCGACGAGGATGGGCAGGTGCCGACGGTCGGCCAGTTCGCGGCGCACGATCCGACGGCGATGACGCGGATCATCGACCTGTATGCGCGGATCATGTCCAGCCAGTTCGGTCTGCCGCCGCACATGCTCGGCTACACCACCGACAACCCCGCCAGTGCGGATGCCATCCGGTCGACCGAGGCCAAGCTGGTGAAACGGTCGGAGCGGCGGATCCGCAGGTATGGGGCGGCGTGGCAGCAGGCCATGCGCCTCGCCCTGTGGGTGCGGGATGGTGAGCCGCCGGAGAAGACTCGCCGTATCGAGACGGTGTGGCGGAATCCGGCGACGCCGACGGTGGCCGCGCAGGCGGACGCCACGGTGAAGCTGGTGCAGGCCGGGATCCTGCCTGCGGACTCCGATGTCACGTTGGAGATGGCTGGCCTGTCTGAGGGGCAGCGGCAGCGGGTTCGAGCGGATCGGCGTCGGGCGGGTGCGGCTTCGACTGGTGGTCGGTTGCTCGACCGTCTGGCTGCTCTGAACGGAGGGTCGGCTGTGTCTCTGCCGGATGTGGTGGAGGTCGATGGTGGCGACGACGGTCTCTGACGGCGGTCGTGACTCGGATCGATATCGGGCAGCTCAGCGCGGCTTGTCGCGTCTTCTGATTCGGGATGTGCGCGGGCTGCGGCGGCTGATCATTCCGTCGCGGCTGCGGTCGTCGGTGCCGGACTGGATTGCCGCTGTGCAGGCGGTGGTCGACCAGTACGCGCAGACATCGGCAGCACTGGGGGCCGAGTTCTATGAGGCCCAGCGCGACGCGGCAGGCGTCACGGGGTCCTTCACGATTCCGGTCGCCGAGCCGCCGCCCGAGGGGAAGACCCAGGCGAGCCTGCGGTGGGCGACCAAGGATGTGTGGGAACGAGAGCCCGACGTCGCTACCCAGGCCCAGCTTGAGCCTCTCGAAGTCCGTCTGGAGCAGGCGGAGAAGAAAGCCGAGTTGGTCGCGCAGAAGCTCGTAGCCGACACGGGTCGGAGCACGGTGCTTGAAGCGGTGCGGCAGGACCGCCAAGCGACGGCCTGGGCTCGCTCTGCGGCCTTGGGCGCTTGCGCATTCTGCAAGATGCTCGCGAGCCGGGGGAAGGTATTCGCTCAGGACACTGTGGGCTTCCGGGCTCACGACGGTTGTCACTGTGCGGCGACTCCGGTCTTTGCAGGCCAGCGCTTCGAACTGTCGCCGCACGCGCAGGAGTGGGCGCGGCTGTACCAGGAGTACGCCGCTGGCCACTCCGGCAGCCAGCTGTCCCGTTTCCGGCGGGCGTTGGCCGCGCACGACACGAACCCTCTCCCGGGTTCCTTCTGATCAACGAGGTCGCCCTGGTGGCGGCCTTTCCCTTTTCCACAGCCCCTGGAGGGCCGATTCGTCATGCCCAAAGAGACCGAGACCGTTGAGCAGCAGCAGGACACCGGCGCCGAGGAGACCGTCGACGAGACGGTAACTGAGGAGAAAGACACCGCCGAGGCCACGGACGACGCCCAGGAGGCGGAGACCGGCGCCGAGGAGAAGCCGTTCGACCGGAAGCAGGCCGAGGCGAAGATCCGCAAGGCGAACTCGGAGGCTGCGAACCTCCGTAAGCGCCTGAAGGAGCAGGAGCCTCAGCTCGCCGAGCTGCAGCGCATCAAGGACGCCGAGAAGACGGAGTCCGAGCGCCTCAACGACCAGCTGACAGCGGCGCAGGAGCAGATCGCGGCAACGCGCAAGCGGCTGGTGACGGCGCGCGTGCAGGCGATCGCCGGCGCTTCCGTCGACGACCGGGCGGCATTCGCCGACCCGGAGGACGCGGTCGGCGCGCTGGATCTCAACTCGTACATCGACTCTGACGGCGACATCGACGAGGCGGCCATCGAGGCCGACCTTCAGGCGCTTTTGGAGCGCAAGCCGCACTGGGCGCGAGTCCAGCCCCAGGAGGGCCCGCGGCGTCCCGCACCGGATCGCACTCAGGCGTCCGGCGCAAACAAGCAACGGTCCCTCACCCCCGCCGACGAGTTCGCCGGCTGGATGAAGACGCAGCTCAAGTAGCTGCTGAAAGCAGGCAATCATGGTGGCTACGGCCCCGATCACCCTCTCCGATGTCAACTCGTCACTCCTGCCGCGGACCATCACTGCCCCGATCTTCGAGAAGTCGGTCGAGCAGTCCGCGGTCATGGCGCTGGCCCGCCCGGCGCCGCTGGCGATCGATGCCACGACGTCGGTGCCGATCCCGATGGACGTCCCGACCGCCGACTGGGTCGGGCAGGCGGCCAAGAAGCCGCTGTCCACGTCCAGCGTTGGCGTGAAGCAGATGACGGCGAAGAAGCTCGCCGTCCTCATCCCGGTCGCCGAAGAGGTCGCAATGACCAACGCAGGCGGCCTGTACGACCAGCTTCAGCGGGACCTGCCGACCGCGTTCGCCCGCGCCTTCGATCACGCGGCGATCCACGGCCTCACCATGAAGGGCGCGGCCGGACCGTTCACCGACTACCTGGCGCTGACCACCAACTCGGTGGCGCTGGGCACTGCGACACAGGCAGAGGGCGGCATCTGGGCCGACTTCGTCACCGGCATGGCCGAGGTCATCGACGACGACTGGGACTACACCGGCACCGTCGCCGACCACCGCCTCAAGCCGTCCCTGCTGCTCGCGACCGACACCACAGGCCGGCCGATCCTGGTCGACACCACGACGCCGGGCACCAACATGGCGGCGGCCGGCACGCTGATCGGCGAGCCGCTCGCGTACTCCCGGTCGGTGTCGGGCAAGCAGCGCCGTCAGTCCGCGTCGTCGGACACGGGTCTGCGCGCGATCGGCGGCGACTGGAGTCAGGCGGCCTACGGCGTGGGCATGGACATCACCGTGCGGATCAGCAAGGAAGCGACATACGTGGACGAGGACGGCGGCGTCCACTCGGCGTTCCAGGAGAACCTGGTGCTCATCCTCGCCGAGGCGTTCTACGGCTACGTGCAGGGCGACGCGCAGGCGTTCGTCAAGTACACCGGCACCCCGTCGGGGTCCTGATGGCGAGGGCTGTCCCGGCTTCCGCGCCGGGCGGGGCAGCCAAGCCCCTGAAGATCGTCGCCCGGGTCCATGCGATGCCGCCAGAGCACAATGCAGGGGCAGAGCACATGCTGGTGTCGATGCTGCGTCCTCTGGTGGAGCGCGGCCACGACGTGTCGGTGTGGCTGTCCCGTTATGGCAGGGCCCACCAGGAGTACGAGTACCACGGGGTCCGGGTGCTTCCACTGGAGTCGCGGCTGGACTTCCCGTCTGCGGTGCGGCGGGCAGACGTTCTGCTCGCCCATCTGGAGACGGTGCCTCCGACGGCATCGTTGGCTCGCGGCTACGGCAAGAAGCTGGTGGTGGTCTGCCACAACACGCACCGTCCGACGTTCCGGGATATGGCAGCCGGTGGGACGTCGCTGGCGGTGTACAACAGCCTGTGGATGGAGCGGGAGGCGGAGCTGTTCTTCGCCGAGTACCCGAAGTCCATCCGGCCCGAGTTGTCGATGATCGTCCGGCCGCCAGTGTTCGCAGACGAGTATGCGACGAAGCCCGGGAAGGCTGTCACGCTGGTCAACTGCAATCCCGAGAAGGGCGGCAAGGTCCTCGACGCTCTCGCTCGTCGAATGCCGGATCAGCAGTTCCTCGCCGTGCGTGGCGCTTACGGCGAGCAGATCCTTCCGGACCTGCCGAACGTCGAGGTCATCGAGCATGTGCCCGGCGAGGAGATGCGGGAGCGCGTGTACGCCCGCACCCGCGTCCTGTTGATGCCGTCGTCCTACGAGTCGTGGGGCCGGGCGGGCTGCGAGGCACTGGCCTCGGGTATCCCCGTCATCGCCCACCCGACACCTGGGTTGTGTGAGTCGCTCGGCGAGGCCGGGATCTTCGTGGACCGCAACGACGTAGCCGGCTACGAGGCGGTGCTGCGGAAGCTGAAGACGGCAGCCGAGTACCGGCTGGCGTCGAAGCGCGCGAAGGCCCGCTCGGTGGAGCTCGATCCTGCCGCGGATCTGGCGGCCTGGTGTTCCGCCGTGGAGGCGCTGGCCTGAGAGGAGGCGCGCTATGGCGTTCGTGGCTCCGACTGTTGAGCAACTCGGTTTGTATCTCGGGCTGGATGAGATCGACGGTGATCGTGCGGATCTGCTGATCGCGTCGGCGATCTCGCTGTGTCAGACGGTCGTGAAGCCCCTTCCGGAGGGTGCGGAGGCGGTGGTTCTGTCGGTTGCGGGCCGCGCCTATGTGAATCCGCAGCAGGTGTCCTACGAGACGATCGGCCCGATGTCGGTGCAGCGCCCGCAAGGTTCCGGGGGCCTGTATCTAACGAAGTCTGACAAGTCTGCGCTCAAGTCTCTGGCCGGCCGCGGCGGGGCGTTCTCGGTCGATCCGACGCCGTCGACTGCGGATCCGTCGCCTACCTGGCCGCTCGATGATCTGACAGGCTGGGCTGAGGACTACGAGGCGGGTTGGGGGTATCCCTGATGCCTGCCCCGTATCCGTTCGGTGAGACCGTGCGGATCCTGCGCACCGGTGAGTCTCCGGGGCGTGGGCCGCGTGGGCAGCCGCTTCCGGGCCCGGACGAGTCGTTCGATCTGAGCGGCTGCGTGGTGGCCCCGCGGGCGGAGACGCCTCAGGTGGGCGGCTCACAGCAGCAGGACCGCGACACCGTCATCGTCGGCTGGACCGTGTACGCCCCAGCAGGGACAGCGCTGCGGACCACAGACAAGGCCGTGGTCCGCGGGGTCACCTGTGAGATCACGGGCGAGCCCGGCGACTGGGGCCGAAGCCCGTTCACCGGGACCCGCGGCCCGATCCAGTTTGCTGCCGACCGGGTGACCGGCTAGTTGCGGGCCTGCTCCACGGCGGCGACGAGTTTCTCGGCGAGCCCGTTGGACTTGCGCGGGATGGACAGGCTGTGCGGATCCTCGTAAGGGGGTCGGCCGGCGTGCAGGGCGCCACCCTTCTCGCCTGCGGAAAGGCTGCCGGGCAGCACGAACTGTACGTAGCCGTGCACGAGCAGAGTGGCCGCCTTGAAGCGGGTTCCTGTGATGTCGGCGGCCCGGATTCGCACGGGCGCCGGATTGGGCCCGACGGGCGTCTTGGTGATGGTCACCCATTCCCCGTCGAAGGTGATGCTGCCAAGCACTCCCGTGACCTGAATGTCCATGTCCGCCCCCAGCGGTCGAGTTGCAGGAGGGGCTATGGCAGCACGGTTCAAGATGAAGCGCAAAGGCGTGGGGCTGATGCTGCGGATGCCTGGTATGCAGGCGGAGATGCTGCGCCGCGCCGAGGTCATCAAGGGCGTGGCGATCGGACTCTCCCCAGTCGATGAGCGCAGCCCGGACCCGGGACATTACAAGGCCTCGTGGGAGACGGACAGCACGAACCGTGGCGGTCGGCGTCGTGACCGTGCGACGGCGACCGTCCGCAACACCGCCTACTTCGCCCGCTGGGTCGAGTACGGCACCGAACGCGTTCCCGCCCACCACGTGCTACTGCGGGCGGCCCAGCTCGGCGGGCGGAACCAGTGACCGCGCTCGTCGACATCGAGCTGGAGCTCATCTCCCGCGGCGCGCTTCGCTTCCCCGACGCGATAGTCCGGGACGAACTCGACAACAGCCTCCTCGATGAGCTGCCGACGATCCAGATCAACCAGATCCCCGGCGGCGGCGACGACGGCATCCGTCTCGGTCGCATGCTCGTCGACATCGACGTGTACGCCGCCACCAGGGTGGACGCCATCGCCCTCGCCCGGGATGTCCATGAGTGGGTGACTGGCGAGCTGCGCGGATCACATGGCCCGACCGTTGTGTTCGGGCGCACGGGGGCGCTCACTCTGCCTGCCGTCCGGCCCTACGAGAACACCGGGCTCCGCCGTGTCGGGGCCACCTACGAGCTCTTCTGCCATCCGGTCTCCTGACCGGGTTTTGGGCCCGCGCCGGACCCCGATCCGATCCCGCCCGTGCGCGGGCTTCACTCATGTCTGGAGACGATGATGGTCAACATCACCCGCGCAGCGGACCTGCTGGAGGTCGGCGCGAATGGTGCCGGCTGGACGGCACCGCTCGGTACGGCTTCGCCTGGCGACCCGGAGGTTCAGCCGCTGTCGCCGTGGGCGCCGCTGGGCGCGATCAGCGACGACGGCCTCGTGCAGGGTTTCGAGGAGGACACCCAGAGCTTCACGCCGTGGGGGTACACGGCGCCGATCCGCACCACGATCACGTCCAGCCTGCGGACGTTCGGGCTGACGGTGTGGGAGGTCGGCCGGACGACGGTGCAGTCGCTGCAGTACCGCCTCGATGTCGCCGATCTGGCGCCGGTGTCGGGTCTGACGTCGTTCGCGGAGACCGCTTCGCCGGTGCCGGACCGGCGTGCGTTCTGGTTCGTCGTCCTCGACGGTGACGCCTTCCAAAGGGGCTTCTACGTGCCCGAGGGTGAGATCACCGAGCGGTCGGACGTCACCCACAAGCAGGACGAGATCGCGGGCTTCGAGTGGACGATCACCGCCTACCCGGACGCGTCGGGCAACACGGTCTATCACTTCGACCGGGTGCCGGAGACGGCTGCGTACACCGGGTCCTGAGCTGGTGGGCGGGCTGATTTCCGTCGGCGCGGGCCCGGCCCGTCCACCTTTCCCTTCTGCCCGCGCCGTGATGTGAGGAGGCCCGCGCCATGCCAGCCACCAAAGACCAGATCGAAGCCGCCAAGGCCCAGGAGTCGGAGGCCGACGTCGACGACGGGTACGTGACCGTGCCCCTCGCCGGATTCGACGGCGTCAGCAAGGACGTCCGTGCTCTCCCGGCGAACCGGTGGCGTGCGTCCGCACTTCGCTGCCTGAACAGCGGCGACTTCGACGGGTTCTTCGAACTCGTCTTGCATGAGGACGACTACGACATCTACGAGGATCTCGACCCGACGTCGGAGGGGATCGGCCGGTTCGCTGAGGCCGCTGCTCGTGCGGGTGAGGAGTCGTTGGGGAAATCCGGTGGACCTTCGCGGTCCTCTCGGAGCACGCGGAGGCGGTAGAAGCCGACCTTCTGGAGCGCGGCATCGACGTCCTCGACGTGCATCGCGGCCGGATGTCGTGGCGGCGGCTGCGCATCCTGATCCAGCATCTGCCGCCGGAGTCGCACACGATGACCGCGCTCCGCAACGCCCTGCCGCCTGAGGAGTTGGCGGAGCAGGCAGAGAAGGGCGAGCCGGAGAAGGCCCGCTGGTCGCAGCAGGAGCAACTGACTGCGTCTCTAGTCGACGCGGTCCGCAGGGTCGAGTGGGTCCTGTGGTGCGTGAACTCGGAGAAGAACAAGGAGCCAGATCCGCCTGAGCCGATGCGTCGGCCGGGCGCGGGGCCGAGGAAGCAGAAGGTCAAGCTCACCGAGAAGTCTGCCGACAGGCTGTTCCACCTGCTGAGTGGGGGCGCCGCATAGGGGCGCTGGGAGGAGGCTCCCGGTGCCTGCCATTTCTGTCGGCTCGGTCGAGGTCGATGTTGTCCCGAACGCGAGCGGGATCCAGGGCCGTCTGCGGGCCGCGCTGGTGCCGCCTGCGTCGGCGATCGGTGACGAGGTTGGCCAAATCATCGGCCGGCAGATCGTCACGCACATCACGCCTGCGGTCAGGGACGGCATCCAGAACGGTGCTCGGGCGGCCCGTCCGGCGGCCACCCGGCAGGGCGCTGACACGGGTGGCGCGTTTGCCCGGTCGTTGCGGGCCCGGCTGGAGGCAGCGTTCCGCAGCATGCCTCGGCTGGATGTGCGTCTCTCCGACACGGGTGTGGACGCTGACCTGGCCCGCCTGCGCGCTCGCCTGGAAACTCTGGCGGGCAAGACCGTCGGCATTGACATCGACGCCGATACAGCACGGGCGCAGGCTGCGGACATTGAGGAACGGCTGCGCCGTATCGGTGCCGCCCATCCGAACGTCGCGGTGCGGGCGGACACGGCGGCGGCGATCGCCCAGCTGCAGGCTCTGCAGGCGCAGATCGACGAGGTCACCGCCGATCCGGCCCGGATCCGGGTGGAGACGGACGGCACGTTCGGGCAGCGGCTGCGGGCCCAGGTTCAGGCCGCTGAGGCGTCTCTGCCGAACATCAACCTGCGCGCCGACTCGTCTGCGGCCGAGGTGGAGATTGCCCGGCTGCGGGCGCAGTTGACGGCGCTGCGGGATGTCCGGATCGGCGTCGACATGGATGCCGCGACGGCGACGGCCCGCATCGAGGCGATCCAGGCCCGGCTGCAGGCGCTTGCGTCGTCGGACGCCGATGTCGCGATCCGCGTGGACACGGCTGCCGCGGCGGCACAGCTGGCGGCGATCCAGGCGGCGGTGAACCGGCTGGATGGCCAGACGGCCAGCGTGAACGTCAACGTCAACGGAATGCAGTTGCTGGTGACGGCGGCGCTCGCGTTCGGTCCGGCGATCATTCCGGCGTTGCCGGTGGTGGCGGCCGGCCTGGGCGCGGTGACTGCCGCCGCAGTGGCGGCTGGGGCGGGTATCGGCGCGATCGCATTGGTGGCGGCGCCCGCCTTCAAGGGCATCGCCAGTGCGCTGCAGGCGCAGAAGTCCGCCCAGGATGCGGCGGCGAACTCCACATACAAGGGCGGTGCCGCGTCGTCGCAGGGCGCCCGGCAAGCCCTGTCTGCGGCCGGTGCCCAGCAGTCGCTGGCGACGGCGCACCGCAATGCGGCCCGGCAGATCTCTCAGGCGGAGCAGGCTGTCGGGGATGCGGTCCGGAATGCGGCGGATGCGAACCGTCGGGCGGCCGAGCAGGTCACTCAGTCGCGGCGCGCTCTGGCGGACGCGGTGCAGCAGGCCGCGGACCGGCAGCGGGATGCGGCAGCTCGCGTCGTGGAGGCGGAGCGGTCTCTCGCAGATGCGCAGCGCACCTCCCGACAGGCTCAGGCCGATCTAACGCAGGCCCGCCGCGAGGCTGCGGATGAGCTGCGGGAGCTGTCGGACCGAGTGGCGGGCGCCCAGCTCAGCGAGCGGGATGCGGCCCTGTCGGTGCAGGAGGCGGAGGTCCGTCTGCGCCAGGTGAAGGCGCAGGGCAGTAAAGCCTCGGTGATCGAGCAGCAGCGTGCCCAGCTTGCCTATGACCAGGCTTTGCAGCGACTCAAGGAGCAGCAGCAGGAGACGAAGGATCTCTCGGCTGAGAAGAAGGCTGCGGATAAGGCTGGCGTCGAGGGGTCGGAGACGGTCCGGGACGCGCAGCAGAGGATCGCGGATGCGGACCGGGCGGTCGCCGATCAGCAGAAGGGTCTGGCGAAGGCGCGGCAGGAGCAGCAGCGGGCTGCGGTGCAGGGTGCTCAGGGCATCGCCGAGGCGCAGGCGCGGGTGGCGGAGGCGCAGAGGAACGTCACCCGTACTCAGGAGGATGGGGCGCGCAGTGTTGCGCGGGCGCAGGAGAATCTGGCGGCGGCGCAGCAGTCGGCGTCGGATTCGATCGCGTCGGCGCAGCGGCAGATCGCGTCGTCGTCGCTGTCCGCGGCGGGCGGGATCGATCAGGCTGCCATCGCTCAGGCCAAGTACCAGGCCGAGCTGGCCAAGCTGACGCCCTCGGCGCGGGACACGTTCGACGCGTTCGTTGATCTGCGGTCGGCGTTCGGTGAGTGGTCGAAGTCGCTGCAGCCGAAGGTTATGCCGATCTTCACGCGGGCGCTGAACGGGATGCGGCGTGCTCTGCCCGGGATTACGCCGTTTGTGAAGGAGGCGGCCGGCGCCGTCGGCGACCTGCAGGACCGGGCCAGCCGCGGCTTCAAGTCGCCGTGGTGGAAGACGTTCAAGAAGGACCTGCGGGGCTCGGTTCGGCCCGCGATCATCGGGCTGGGTGTGTCCTTCGGCCGCGTGTTCAAGGGCATGGCCGGGGTCATACAGGCCTTCTTCCCGCACATGGATTCGATCTCGTCGCGGATGCAGCGGATCACTGGCCGGTTCGCGAAGTGGGGCACCAGCCTGACGGGCAGCCCGGAGTTCGAGCGGTTCCTGTCGTACTCGGCCGAGATGGGGCCGAGGCTGGGCGAAACGCTCGGGAAGATCGCTGGGGCGTTCCTGTCGATCGGGCAGGCGCTGGCACCAGTCTCGGGCCCCTTGCTGTTCCTTCTCGGCGGCTTGGCGGAGGCGATCGGCATCGTCGCTGAGCACGCGCCGTGGATGGTGCAGGGGATCTGGCTGGCGATTGTGGCGATGCGGGTGTGGACGATCGCTCAGTGGGCTCTGAACGCGGCCATGAGCGCCAACCCGATCACTTTGATCATCATCGGGATCGTCGCGCTCGTAGCTATCGGGATCTACGCGTTCAACAAGTTCCCGTGGTTCCGGGACCTGGTGCTGAAGGCCTGGGAAGGGATCAAGACGGCCTCGCTGTGGCTGTGGAACACGGTGCTGAAGCCGTTCTTCGCCTGGTTCGGGCAGATCATGGTCTGGCTGTGGCAGCGGATCATCAAGCCGTACATCGGGTTCCTGATCGCGTATTGGAAGACCGTCGCGCAGGTCGCGGTATGGCTGTGGAACACGGTGCTGAGCCCGTTCTTCGTGTGGTTCGGCGGGATAGTCGTCTGGCTCTGGCAGAAGATCATCAAGCCGTATGTGGGGTTCCTGATCGCCTACTGGCGGAAGGTCGCCGACGTTGCGGTCTGGCTGTGGAAGAGCATCCTCGCACCGGCCTTCCGCGGTATCGGTTCCATCATCGCGTGGTGGTGGACGAACATCGTCAAGAGGTACTTCGGCTTCGTCCGAGGCGCGATCAGTGTGCTCGCGGACGCCTTCAGGTGGCTCTACAACAAGGCCATCAAACCGGCGTGGAACTCCATCTCCAGCGTCATCAGCGGCGTCTGGACCCGCGGCATCAAACCGGCGTTCAACGCCGTGAAGACCGCAGTCGGCAAGGTCGCGGACGCCTTCGATGCCGCCCGAGCGGCGATCAAAATCGCCTGGGACAAACTCAAGGGCATCGCTCGGACGCCGGTCCAGTACGTCGTCGACGTCGTCTACAACAACGGCATCAGAGGCGTCTGGAACAAGGTCGCCGGCGCCTTCGGGGCGAAGAAGCTCGACAAGTTCAAGTTCGCCCGGGGCGGCATCATGCCTGGCTACACGCCGGGCCGTGACGTCCACAAGTTCGCCTCCCCGACGGGTGGCCAACTGGAGCTGTCGGGCGGCGAGGCCATCATGCGGCCCGAGTTCACCCGGGCTGTCGGCTCCGGCTTCGTCGGCACGATGAACTCGATCGCCAAGTCCCGCGGCGCGCAGGGCGTCAAGGCGGCTCTGGCGCCGGTGTTCGGCGGCAACCCGGACACGCACACCGACACCTCGCTGCGGTATGCGAACGGCGGCGTGGTGCAGCGGTTCGAGGACGGCGGGATTTTCGGTTGGATCGGTTCGGCGGCCTCGAAGGCGGCCGGTGCCGGTTCGGCTGCCTGGAATGGGATCAAGGCGACGACCGGATGGCTGGGCGACTCCCTGGAGGAGTCGGCGCGGGCCGGCGTGAAGAAGGTCGTCGACCCCCTGCTGAAGTCGTTCCCGGGCATGGACACCGGATTCGGCCGCATGATCCGCAAGGTTCCCAACCGGATCATCGACGCGCTGTTCGGCTACACCAAGCAGGCCGACAAGAAGGGCGGCGGCGGCATCGGCGGCCCGAAGATCCAGGCCGCCACGAAGTGGGCGAAAACGCAGAACGGCCTGCCGTACCAGTGGGGCGGCAACGGCAACCCCAGTTGGGACTGCAGCGGATTCATGTCCGCGATCGAGTCTGTGATCCGGGGGCAGAAGCCGCACCGCAGGTGGAGCACCCACGCGTTCAAGGGCGGCACGCCTCCCGGCTGGGTGAAGAACGGCAACTCCGCCTTCCGCGTCGGCATCACACACGCCGGTGTCGGCCACACCGCAGGCACCGTCGGCAAGACGAAGGTGGAGTCGCGCGGCGGTGACGGCGTGGTCGTTGGGAAGCGGGCCCGCGGCTACAACGACAAGCTGTTCACCTCGTGGTACGGGTTCATGCCCGGCAAGTACGACTCGGGCGGCTACCTGCAGCCCGGCCTCAACCTCGCCTACAACGGCACCGGCCGCCCGGAGCCGGTGTTCACGACGGCGCAGGCCAACGCGCTCACCTCGATGGCAGGCCGCGGCGCAGTTGCAGGGCCAGCCTCGTTCGAGGGTGACCTGTACCTCGACTCCGGCGAGTTCCTCGGCCGGGTCCGCGGCGAGGCGCAGCAGGTGGTGGACCAGAACAACGGGCAGCTACTGACAGCCCTCGGGGCACGGCCGACAAGGAGGTGACCTGTGGCGATCCCCGGGAACTTCCTGTCGGTAACTACCGAGTCGGTCGATCCGAACACGTCCGGCTGGGCGGCCAAGTTGAACTGCAGCTTGTCGCTCGGCACGGGCGGCCGGAACGGTGACGGCTGCGTTCAGATGAAGTCTGTGGCGGCGGGGGAGATGCAGGCCCGCACCTACTCCTCCTACGCCGTCACCCCGGCGGAAACGTACTGGGCGTTCGCGGATGCCAGCGGAACATCGGTTCCTGAGCGGATCGGTATCCGCTGGCTGAACGCCTCCGGTACGGAAATTTCGATCACCTGGTCGCTGACGACTGCCACAGCCTCGGCGACGTGGCACCGCATCTCAGTCGGCGGCACCGCCCCAGCCGGGACGGCCCGTGCGCAGGTGTTGGTGTCCGCGACAGCGGGGGCCGGCAATCAGAACACCTTCTTCGAGAACGTCTACCTCGGCTATCCACTGCGCTTCGCGGGGAACCTGCTGTCCTTCGACGCGGAGCAGCACGACCTCTCCGGCACCACCTGGGGCGTAGAGACGAACTGCAGCCTGTCGCGGACAGCGCCCATGCTGTCGTGGCCGGTCAACTGGTACTACTCGGGCGGCGAACAGCTCACCTTGACGGTAACCGCGAACGGCAATGCATCCGCGCTGTGCACCGAACGGCCGGCGGTCACACCCGGCACGGAGTATCTCGGATACGCCTACCTCAACCCGCCGACTTCGGGTTCGTCGTGCTGGATCGAGCTGCGGTTCTATGACGCGTCCAACGCCCAGATCCAGGCCACCCGGTCCGTTCTGGCGGCGCCAGGGACGGGCTGGTACCGACAGATCGCCTCGGCGGTTGCTCCGGCCGGTGCGGCAACGGCCTCGCTGGCGTTCGGCATCACCTCTGGCACGACCGCTCAGGTGGTGCGTACCGAGAGCGCCGTTCTCAAGGTGCGGACCACGACAACGGTCAGCAGCATCCCCGAGCCCAGTGTCGTTCTGTATGCCGACTCGGGTTTCGAGCAGGGGGTGGGGCAGTGGACGGTGCCCTCTGGTGTGGCGACGATTGCCCGGTCGACGCCGTGGGGCGCGCAGGCGTTCGTGGAGACGTACAGCCTCACCGTAACCAGTAGCACCGCCACCGCAAGCACCATCCGGTCCGGGCAGTATCCGGTGACGCCTGGCGTCAACTGGCGGGTCTCCACTGCGGCGAAGAGGGTGGGGGGCGGATGGACGCTGGCTGCATCAGTCCGCTGGCTGAACGCCGCCAGTAGCCTCATCTCCACCTCGTCCAGCAGCGCTGTCGCGGTACCCAGCGACGGACTGTGGTACATCATCGCGCAGGACTTCACGGCCCCGGCCACCGCAGCGTTCGCGCAGATCGACTACACGCTGACTGCGACATCTGGCAGTAGCACCCTGCAGCTGGACGCGGTCCAACTGTTCCAAGTGCTGCCGGCGACGACTGTGGTCGTGGACCATTCGACGACATCGGCTGAGATCACTGTGCGGGAGATCGACGCCTCGTGGCTGATGACCCTCTACCGGGTGCTCGGCGACGGATCGAGAACGCTGGTGCGCGGCAGTTCCGGGCTGATAGAGCAGGTCGCGGCCGGGGCCGACACGTACATCGTCACCGACTATGAGGCGCCGCTCGGGGTTCCGGTCTCGTACCGGATCGAGTTCTACAGTGCGTCGACGGGTGCGCTGGTGGCGTATCGGACGACGAGCGTCTTCACCCTCGACGCGGGCGACATCAACTACTCCTGGCTGAAGGATCCGCTCCGGCCGCAGCTCAACCGCCGGGTTCTGGTGAAGGAGGCGCCGGCCTGGCAGCAGCCGATCGAGCAGAACGTGATGCGGCTGGCCGGGCGGCAGAACGCTGTCGTGCTGTCGCGGATCCGGTCGGGCCGCGAGGGCTCGCTGACGGTGTGGACTCAGTCGGACGATGAACGGGAATCTCTCCGGTTCCTCCTGGCGACCGGCAACGTCTTGTTGTGGCAGTCGGATCCCAGCATGGGCGAGCCGGACGTGTACGTGTCCGTCGGCCAGACCTCGTTCCCGCGGGTGTCCACCTATGCACCGGAGGGCTGGCGGGAGTGGCAGCTGCCGCTCACGGAAGTCGACCGGCCGACGGGCGGCACGACCGGCTCGGCGACCTGGACGGTACGGGACGTGGGCATCGAGAACGCCAGCGTCCTCAGCCTGATCGGACGCTACGCGACAGTCCTCGACCTGGCGCTCGATCAGCGCACCGGGGGTTGAGAGGGGGCGCTCGTGTATCCCGTCCCCTCCGACCGGTTCCTGCCCGCGCTGCGCGAGTCGCACGTTCCGTACACGCAGGTGCAGTTGCTGCGAGCCGACGGCGTCGTGCAGACTTTGGACCATACGGACGGCAGCGTCACCGTCGACCGGGGCAGCACGGTACGCCGTACCTGCTCGGTCACCGTGCCCGATACGAGCCTGATCCCGATGACCCCGTCCGGGCAGATGGCCATCTATGGTGGCCGGCTACTGATCCGGCGAGGCGTCATCTACGGCGACGGTACCGTCGAGAGTGTTCCGCTCGGTCTGTTCCGTATCGACTCCATCGAGGGCGAGCCGTCACTCGGCCCGGTCACCATGACCGGCTCCGGTCTCGAAGCTGTCCTGGCCGACGACAAGTTCCTCGCCCCGTACAGCACGCGCGGTGCGACTGCGGCAGTCACGGCGATCACGGGGCTGATCCATGATTCGATGCCGGGCGCGGTCGTAGTGAACCGGGCGTCGGACGCGACGCTTGGCACGATGGCGTGGGATACGCAAGGAGACCGGTGGGCGGCGGTGCAGGAGTGCGCCACCGCGATCGGCGCCGAGGTGTACGCGGACGCCGACGGCCAGTTCATCATTGCCGAGCTGCCCGACATGCTGACGGCCGCGGTCGCCTGGGATGTTGATGCGGGCGCGGACGGCGTTCTCATCTCCGCGACCAGGTCGTTCTCCCGCGAGGGCATGTACAACGTGGTCGTCGCTTCCGGGGAGAACGCCGAGGACAATGCAGTGCCCGTCTCGGCCACGGCCTCCGACACCGACCCGACCAGCCCCACCTACGTCGGTGGTCCGTTCGGCCGGGTGCCGAAGTTCTACTCATCGGCCACCCTCATCAACTCTGGGCTCGCGCAGGGCGCGGCGACCAAGCTGCTGCGGGACGCCCTCAAGCCGACGGCCACCGTGTCGCTGACGTCGCTGCCGAACCCGTGCCTGGAGCCGGGCGACGTTCTGCGCGTGACCTACGAGGACGGGCAGCGGGAGCTCCAGCAGATCCAGAGCTTTTCGATCAGTCTCGGCCTCGACTCCATCACCATCGCCACCATCGGCGGAAAGCAGGACACGTAATGCCCGGCCCCCTCAATGTGGCCGCAGCCATCGCCGCAGCTGCCACGCAGGCAGGCCAGGACGACCCCAATGTGCGGCGTGCCGATGTACGCACCGGCACGGTCACCGCAGTCGGCGCCGCAGGAACCGTCGATGTGGGAGATGTACGGGCCCGCCGCCTGGAGTCGTATCAGCGCCCGACCGTCGGCGACCAGGTGCTGCTCGTCCAGTCTGGCAGCGGCAACTGGTGGGCAGCCGGCCGGACTGCCACCGCGGCGTCGCCGCTCGGGGAGCCGCTCTACAAGTACAAGGCGGCGCCCACAGACCGAGCCAACACGACCACCTTTGCCGACGACCCCGACCTGACCATGCAACTCGACGCCACAGCCGTGTACGTCGTCGAGTTCCACCTGTTCGTCGGCGGACCTTCCGCCGGTCTCATGGTCACGGCCTGGACGACCCCGGCCAGCGCGGGAGGCCTTAAAGGCGTCCACGGGCCCGGCTCGGCCGCCACCGATACCGCGGCAGACAACATCAGCATGCGCGCCGGCTCCCACGGCTTCGGCACGACCATCACCTACGGCCGCCGCAACACCAACACGAATCTGCTCTACGCCATCGAAACCGGGGTCGTGACCACCACGTCCGCCGGCACATGCGCTCTGTCGTGGGCGCCGTCCGCGTCGAACGCCACAGCCACCCGCATGGGCCTCGGCTCGTGGATGCGCGCCACCCGAGTCGCATAGGAGATCGCATGGCCTTGCAGTGGAGCACCCCCAGCCCGCCCGAGTTCCCTGTCCTGCCCGCCAGCGTGGACGTGTCCGCGACGAAAGACCTCGGGGACGGCAACAGCGTGTTCCTGACCGCGCAGATCGGCATCGGGGTCGAAGGGCCGACCCCGACCGAGGAGACGGTTCTCGAATGGCTGGGCGTCCTCTACAGCGCCCTGAAGGCCGACGGGTGGACCGCGGATCTGCGGTTCGAGGAGACCTCGGTGTCACGGCGCCAGGTCGAGGAAGTCTGAGGAGGAGCCGGTGCCGACCACGGATACGTTCGGGCAGGGGTTCGCCGCCCTGGACTACGGCGACGTCCCCGACCTGAAGACGATGGGCGACGGCCTGCTGCGGATGGCGGGGCAGTCGGTGATGCGGTTCGCTTCCGCCTCCACCCGGAATGCCAGCCTCACCTCCCCCGTCGCGGGCATGACGGCGTGGCTGAACAGCGAGAAGACGCTCACCGTCTACGACGGCACGGCGTGGGTCGCCGTCGCCTCCGGCACCCAGGCCTGGACGAACGTCACCCTGGCCGCCGGATTCACCAACAACGGCAACAGCAACGGAAACCTCCAGTACCGGGTGGTCAACCTGTTCGGCGAGAGCACGCTGATGCTGCGAGGCGGCGTCAACGTCACCTACTCCGGCTCCCCATCGGTGATCGCAAACGGCGGCGTCATCACAGGCACGGCGCTTCCCGCCGCCGCACGGCCCACCTCGCTCCGCTCTCTGACAGGCGCCTGCTCCACCACGAACTCGGATGTCCTCTCAGTGAAGCTGGACATCGCCACAGACGGCCACATTCAGATCGTCGGCACGACCTCGTCGACCGCCAATCCGAAAATCCAGCCTCCCTGGGTGAGCTTCAACGGCGTCTTCTGCAGCCTGTGAGGGGGCGGTCGTGGCAACTCTGTGCAAGCTCTACCGAGGCGAGAAGCCGCAGCTCATCCCGCCGAACACCTGGACGCTGCTCACCTACGAGAAGGTCATCAGCAACGACCGGTACATGGCGCGCGACTACTGCCTGATCCTGCCGCCGTCCAACGGCGACTTCCTGTGGGCCCGCAACCTCCGGTGGGCAGCCATCACTGTTCCCGACGGTGATCTCAGGCCTCGGCAGTTCATGTCCCGCTTCATCCGGGACCCGCACGGCATCCGCGATGACACCGGCGCAGACGACCGCACGGCAACTCCAGGCCGGTCATGGCAGACCGTCGCCTGGCCGTTCGCCGGCCAAGCAGGGCAGCCCGTCGGCGTCGAAGTGTGGCACGACCACACCGAACCCTGGGCCATCGAGCACGCCCAGTTCGTCGGCGCAACCAGCGACTACTGACAGAGAGAGGGGCCCGCGCCATGGCCAAGACCGGCCCGCAGAAGATCCCCGGCGCATCCCAAACCTACTTCTACGGGACCGGGCAGTTCTCAGGCTCCGACATGGAAGTGAACTGCGGAGTCGCGCACACCACCGAGGGCCGGACCGTCCCCAGCTATGCGGACAGCTCCGGGCGCCGTGGTGCGCTCGCCCCCACAGTCACCGGCCTGCCGGACTTCGCAGCGAAGAAGATCCGCTGGTACCAGCACTACGACGTGGACGAGTCCGCCCGCGCCCTCGCGAACAAGCTCGGCGGCGTCGAAACGAACACAGCGAACGCCTTCCAGATCGAACTCGTCGGCACCTGCGACGACACGAAGACGACCACGTGGGCCGGGACGAAGGCAGGCGTCGACTACCTGCACTGGCCCACCGCCCCCGACTGGGCGCTCGCCGAAGTCGCCTGGCTGGTGCGCTGGCTCCACGACAACCACGGCATCCCGCTCACCTGCGTGAAGGACTGGCTCGCCTACGGCAAAGACGCCCGCCGACCCGGCATCACCCCAGCCTCATATGGGGCGAGCCCGGCCCGCATGTCCCAGGCCGAGTGGCGTAACTTCACCGGCTGGTGCGGGCACCAGCACGTGCCCGAGAACGACCACGGCGACCCCGGCTCCATGGACTTCGCCCAGGTCATCCGACTCGCCAAGGGCGAGGCAAAGGAGGAAGACATGCCGCTGACCACTGACGACGTCAAGAAGGTCTGGACGACCGACAACGTCATCGGCGTACCCGCCGACTGGTCCCCCGGTAACGACGCCTGGACCGCGGCGTCGCTCCTCGTCGACCAGGGGAAGCGTCTGCGCTCCCTGCAAGCCGACCTGAAGGCGCTGTCCACGGTGAACGGCGAGCTGGTGAAGGCCGTCGCCACTCTGGCCGCCAACGTCAGTGATCTTGACCCGACCGCGATCGTCGCCGAACTTCGGGCATCCATCGAGTCCGTCACCGTCCGCCTCGATGTCCCGGACAGTCCGTGACCGACCTGTTCTACGACTTGGAGTTGCAAGCAGCCCACCGCCGACGTCGAGGATGCCATCGCCATAGCGGAGGCAGTCGGCGTCGCCATCCTCGTCCTTTTCGCGCCCCCGTCGACACCAAAACAGGTCACCGCCACTACGGACCCCGATCAAAAGGAGTAAGCAGTGCCCCGCACCCCCACGTTCAACCAGCCGCCCCCGCCCGGACATGTCTGGGCCGACAAGGCCTCCGAGCTCACCGGCCGATCCGTCGAGCAGCTCTACAAGGACCGCCAGGAGCAGAAGCGCACCGGCCGCAGCCACGGCCCGTGGTCCGTGACGATCGGCGCCCGCAAGGCCGCCTGGCGCCTCACGGACATCAAGCACTGGCTGAAGGGCCAGACCGGTCCGGCCCCCGACGCGGAAGCCCTGCACAACTCCCGCCCGCCTGAGCCGGCCCGCGCTGCCGCCTGACGGCAGCAAAGAGGCCGCCCCAACGACCAAGTCCGGGCGACCTCGATCGAGATCCACCTTCACCTGCGAGAAGAAAGGGGACCCCGTTGTCTCCATTGTCACCCGAGTCGCGCGAGGTCGTGAAACTCGACCTGTCGGCCGGCTCCATCCACACCACGCTGGTCGACGGCCAGCCGCACGTCATCATCCGCCCTGCGGTCGAAGAGCTGGGGCTGAGCTACCCGGCGCAGTACCGCAAGCTCCGGTCCCGCTCTTGGGCAACCATTGCTCAGAAAGCAACGGTTGCCGAGGACGGCAAGGTCCGCGAGATGGACATTGTCCCGGTCCGCACCTTCCTGATGCTCCTCGCAACGATCGACGAGAATCGCGTCAGCGCTGCTGCCCGTCCCATCCTCGTCGCCTTCCAGGACGAGACCGCGGACGCCATCGAGGCGTACTGGACCCGTGGTGGCGCCATCAACGAGCGCGCCACCGATGAGCAGTTGGACGCCCTGCAGCAGCAGATCGAGGAGCGCCGCATCCGCCGCGCGCTCGGCCTGGTCCAGCTCATCGCTGCGATGGACGAGACCGTCGACCCGCGGTGGAAGCGCTCCCGGCAGCTGCACCACTACGCGGAGGCGGCTGGCGAGATCGCCGAGATCGCACCCGAGGACCGGGCCCTGCTCGTCGAGACGTACCTGAAGGACGCGGGCCTGACTAAGGGCGAGCGCCGCTCGGTGCGGTCGTCGTTCGGTCGGCGGATCTCGCTGGCCTACGAGATGCAGCACGGCGAGAAGCCGAAGGACTCGATCGGTCTTGTCGACGGCCGTGAGCGGGCTGTGAAGTCGTACACCGAGGCGGACCGGCCGATGTTCGACAAGGTCTGGGGCGAGTTCTACGCCGACCGATACCCCGCCCAGCAGAGGCTCGGGGAGGCGTCATGACGCTCCCGATCCACCGCCTGGATGTCGACCTGCACGTGCTGGTCGAGCGTCTGACCGCCAGCCGTCTCGCCGACGGTGCGGCGGCCGAGCAGCGGCACCTCCTCGACCCCGCCGACCAGGCGTTCGCGGACCTGGCCTGCGCCTGCCCGGGCGCCTGCTCCTGCCCCAACGACTATCCGGGCTGGACCCCCACGACCAAGGAGAAGACGTCGTGATCCTCGTCGCTGAACACCTGCCCGCCCGGCCGCGTAAGGCGTCGGCGTCCCGGCGTCGCCGCCACCACGCCCGGCTCCCGTACCGGCTCCACCAGTACGCGCCGGCCGCGGTGTCGATCCTCCTCGCCCCGGTGTGGACGGACACACAGGGTCCGCAGGAGCGGGTGTTCGTGGCCCGTGCCCTCGACGCCGACGGCACGCCGGTGAACATCCCGCCGGGCGGCTCCCGCGAGATCGCATCGCTGCTGCAGGGCGCGTTCCCGTGCGCGGACTGGAATCAGGCCCAGACGTGGCACGCCAAGACGAACCAACTCACCACCTGGCAGCAGCAGGAACGGCGGGCGGCCTCGTGATCTACGTCGGCCCGGTGCTCGCCGCCGGAACCGTGTTCCTCCTTCTCGCTGGCGAACGCATCGCCGCACGCATCCGAGACCGCCGGGAGAACTAGTGACTGTCAGCCTGCTGCCCGTGCGCTTCGACCTCCGACGCCGGACGCCGCGCAAGCACCGTGCGGCCGACGAGGTCACCCGCCTGCGCGGCTTCCTAGCCGGGGCCCACCAGCTCATCAACGGCCTCCAGTTGCAGCTCGACGAGGCGGATGCCCGCCACGCCGACACCGCGGCGAAGCAGGCGGAGGCGGAACTGCTGGTGGTGCAGCAGCAGGCCGACATCGAAGACCTCACCGCGGAACGAAACCACTGGCGAGACGACGCGCTTGCGCTACGGGCCCGGTTCGGCGCCCAGTTGGCGGCCGAGGCGAACGCCAACCGGATCGACGTGCCGCTGATGATCCGCGACACCAGCGCCATCGAGGACCAGGCCACCGGGCCGATCGACGTCCGCCCGCTGTGGGCAGCCGCAGCAGCCGGCCGTCTCGGGCCCGTCACCGACCCGGGCCACGGCACCACCCTCTGACCGCCGCCCCGCCGGATGCCCACCGGCCGGCGGAGGAGGCGACCAACAAACGAAGACCAGCCGCCCGCAGGCGCCTTCCCCCTCGCGCCCGGCGGCATCCCAGGCGGCTCGCCCCGCACCCTCCCCCCAGGCCGGGGCGAGCCGCCGCCAACTCGCACACCCTTTTGGAGCCTCACATGAGCACCGAAAGCCCCACCAAGCCACACATCTACCCGTCTGGCGCCATCGTCGCGCTTGCCCCGGACGCGCCCCGCGAGGAGTGGCACGCCGTCCGCAGGTCCGGCATCGGCGGCTCCGACATCGCTGCGATCTGCGGCCTCAACCCGTGGACCTCGCCGCTGGAGATCTGGCTCAAGAAGACCGGCCAGACCGTCCCGCCGCGTGACGACCAGATCCTCAACGAAGCAGCCCTTATGGGCCACGCACTGGAGCCGGTCATCGCCACCCGCTTCACCGCCATCACCGGCCTGATCGCCGAGGAGAACCCCGGCACCCTGCGCATGCCCGACATCCCGTGGGCGCTCGTCAACCTCGACCGCACCACCGAGGAAGACGGACTGCCGGGCGTCGTCGAGCTCAAGTCCCGCTCGAGCTACGCCCTGAACGAGTGGCTCGAGGAGCCGCCGATCGACGTCCAGGTACAGACCCAGTGGCAGATGCTCGTCACCGGCTGGTCGTTCGGCTACACCGCGGCCCTGATCGGCGGGCAGCGCACCATCGTCCACCGGCTCGAGCGCGACGAGCGGTTCATCGACAACCTCCTCGCGATCGCCGCCGAGTTCTGGGGCTGGGTCGAGACCGGCACGCAGCCGCCCCTCGACGGATCCCACGCCACCGGCCAGCTTCTCGACCGGCTCCACGCCAAGCCCGGCCGCAAGGACGTCATCGCCGACGCCATCGAAGTCGAGAAGTGGCTGAGTATCCGCCGCACCGCGAAGGAGCAGCTCGAGGCCGCCGACATCGCCCTCACCGAAGCCGACAACCACCTCAAGGCCCTGGCCGGCGACGGCACCGACGTCTACATCCGCGGCGAACTCGCCTACACGTGGCGCCCCCGGCTCGGCCAGATCAGCTGGAAGACCGCCGCCCTCGAACTCGACCCCGAACTCGACCCCGAGCCCTACCGGGGCGAACCCACCCGCGTGCTCAACGTGATGGAGAACCAGTGACCGACAACGCCCGCAACGCTGTTGCCCGCCGCGCCGACAACGTCGGCCGGGTCGAGCAGAACGGCCAGCAGTCGAAGCCGACCATGGCGCGGCAGATCGAACGGATGAAGCCGGAGATCGCCCGCGCCCTGCCCAAGCACATGGACGCGGACCGCATGGCCCGCATCGCACTGACGCTGATCCGCAAGAACCCGGACCTCGCCACCTGCTCCGCCGAGTCGTTCCTCGGCGAGCTGATGACCTGCTCGCAGCTGGGCTTCGAACCGGGCTCCCCGACGCAGGAGGCGTTCATCGTCCCCTACAAGGGGG